TGCTTCGTTGTCGGCTTGTGAAGAAGACGAAGTTCGGCGACTTCTTCACGAAGTTTGTTCAATTCTTCACGGAGTTCCTCCATTGTTATGAAATTGATTTTGTGGAAGGAAGTGAAGAGACTTAGGTGCGAGCTAACGTTATAATCGCGGGTTCGTCATTGTACCCATAATACTTTATAGAAACTCCAAATAATCTTTGTAAGAAGGGATTTATTTCCTGATTGATAGCCCTCTTCCAGTCAGTTAGGGTCGTCTCGAAATACTCATAACCCCCCAAAATTCTGTTTCTATTCTGAAAAAATTCTACTGTGCGTAACCATTCCATAATTCTATTGACCTCCACAGCGTCTGGTTTTTCTCTACCCGCGGTCTCAATGAGGTCAATCACATAGTAGCCATTCTCATCCGAGATTATATTGGCCTGCATATTTGGGTAAGTACCAATGTATGCCTCCATGTCGGCACCACTTGGAAGTGTCACAAGTATTTTCCTAGTGTTATTTGATGTATTCGGGTTTGGAGTGTTATTTCTCAAATTGTTTGGAGTGTAAGCAGTTGGGTGAGTATGATAGGCAATGTAAGAGTTGTATAGTAATTGATACGTTTCCGCGGTAATTGCACCCCTCAATTGCGAAGTCAATCTCTGAGGGTTGTTAAATTTTACCATAGTTTTGTTTGGATTAGGTCTGAACTCTATTTTACCAGCATACTCCCATCTGTTTCTAGAAGACTTCTTGTTTAAAGCCCGTAATTCATTTACTATACGCCTTGGTAACCTAATGTTAATCCTATCTGGAGTAATTTTACCAACTTCAGCAATCATAGATAAATCAGTTCTCTTGGGTGGTCTGTTAGAAGCGTTGCGGTTATTGATACGCTTACGCTTTCCCAACATACCTGGACGTACTGTATTGATATTCATCATGTTGGGAGGAAGTACCCGGTTTAAATTAACATTTCTACTGCCTTGGTTAATGTTCATAGGTGATGCATTATTTCGCCTGTTAGACATCTTATATTATATCTACATTATTTGTGCCGCCCAATCAACTATTTGCTTCACTGTCCAACTCTCATCAATATCATCACGAAAATACAAAGTTTTCAGTGTAATGTTAACTCCATTATCTGGTACCTGTATGTATCCACGAACCATTTTCAAACGCTTTCCTAATGGAGATCTTGTCTCAACAATGTATCTGAAGTTTGTTTCAAAATACTTCCACTGTACAGTGTCTCTTCTTTGAATATATTTGTGAATAAGACCCCAAACTACTCGCTTGATAAAGATGAGACGATCTCTTGGATCTCCCGGTCCTGGGTTACACAACCCCAGATCATTCATAATAACAAGTAGGGATTCAACATAACAAAAGTTATGTTGGGAAAGTTCATCATATTGAGATACTTTGTAAGCCTTCTCCAATAGTTTTTTGGGGACCCCACCAGAATAGCCAGGAACTTTGAACTTTTCAAACGAATCACACGTAAACCCACCCGTTGGTTGAGGGTGATTTTTGGATACAGTCAAAGTGTATCTATCTGTCAAAAGATTTTTAAGAGGTGCCTTGAAGTCCGACTCAATTTTAACCATAGAATCATGCAATTTAGCTGTGTGTTCTTTGTGATCAATTCGTACCATCCCATAATGACCAGAGTCCTCATCATATGAAATCCCTATCATGATGTATTCAAGTGGACAATAGGGGTTGAGCTCAATTTCATCTATAAGGCTACATTGAAACTCAAAGTCTTCACCAGTTTCGTATTGTATATCTTGTACGATTTTTTCAAATATACCTTCTTTCTGAAGATACAACTGTGCCATGTCACTCGCATCTTCAATAGCCATCAACTGCTTTGATCTGAGATCTGTCAGTATTCTAGACTCAATATAATCATCCTTGTCAATCTCGGAATTTTCAGATGTGAGATTCAAAAGGGTATTTTTGTAGGTTTCATTTTCTAGTAATTTAACTGGTATTAACTGCATTTTTTTACATTTTCATTATAACTATCCGACTTAGGTTTCATCTGAACCAAAATCCATTCGCGGGTGATGTTGAAGGTATGGATACGGCGCTATTTGTTCTGGAAAGAGCTGGTCTAATTTTATCAGGGATGAATGAGTAAAGTTTTTTTAACTCATTGCAGAGAGTTATGTAGACATTCTCGGGGATTTTATCAGATATACTGTCTATGATTTGCATTACATTCTGAAGTACATTCATTACTATATTGCATTATTTGACTATTTTTAATTAATTTAGGCGCTCTCGCTCAACATACTGTGAAAATGCTCACAAAAGTTCTGAAGCTTGGGAACAATTTCCTGGGTCCACATATCATCGTTCTTTTGGATGAGGTATGACTTACTCTCACCGTTGTACGTCTCCACAAGACGACAGTATTCAATTCCATCCATCATCTGCATGTATGTCTGACACTGAATTTCTTCATAGTCTCTCACACGGTTGAAAAGACCATTTGTTCGGTTCTTAATCTCAACTAGAATACGTGACCCATCCTCATTAGTTTGAATACGGTCAACTCTTCCAACAACTTGGTAAAGGGTACCCTCAATGTTACAAATGTCATAATTGTAAAATGTATCGTCTTCACTCAGATTTGCAGCCAACTTATCAAACTTTGCAGTCTTAGCCTCATTCCTTGTTCCATGGTTAGTAGAAAGTGTCTTCCTAATATACTCCTTAGCCTTCAACATATCTTGTGGGAGGAGACCTGAATGCTCAATCTGATGAAAAAGCTTACGCGTCTGTTGCTTAACATCATCACTCTTCTCAGACTTGAATTTCTCAGCATCGGATAAAATCACTTTTGTCGTTTCCATAGAGTTGAGAACGATAAGTGCCTCTTCTTCCACAGTTTGACCTTTGAAGGTCTGAGGACTGTATTTCTTCCACAAATCTGAGATAAGCTCCGGTTGTCTTTTAAATTGACTCTTACCAATAGCTGACGCAACCGAGGAAGCGCCGATGATCACCTTTGGTACACCAATCTTCTTCAATGTTCTCTCAGTCTGGCCGATGAGAAATGGATAGACCCTACCACACGCAATACAATCGGCGAGGGAGTTGTGAGCATTCTCAAAATCTTCACCAAAGAGTTCCTTGTAAAGTTCTCCCAACTTAATGGGTTTAAAAAATCGTTCTTTGTAAAGATTCATCGTACACACAAAGTTAAACCTATCAAGAAGGGATAGATTCAGTTTGTGACGAATCATCTCCGAACGAAGTACACTCTTGTCAAACTGTGCATTATGTGCAATAAGCATCGTTGTGCGAGGTCCAATAAACTTAATAAAGTCCGTGAAAACTTCTGTAAAAGGACGACCCTGAAGCATCGCATGTTCTTGGGTAATACCATGAACTTCAATAGACTTCTCACTGATTAGGAAGTCGTTGGGGTAAACGATAGCATCAAATGTGTCAATGAGACGACCCTTTGACGAGAACCGCGCCGCGGATAGAGAAACTGCACGACAACTATCAAAGTTCTTTAGAGTTTCCGGAGTAACTTCAACGTTACGACGACCTTCAGGTAGACCTGAAGTCTCAAAGTCAAATGCAATGTACTGCATGCAACTCATGTTAAGTATGAAAAGGTTTAAAACTTTATATCACTTAGGTTATAAGAATGTGCTTTCCTTTTGATTGGTTCAGGGAAGAAATTCAAAGAACGAGAAACTTTAAGAGATTGCATGAATGTTCGTGCAACATATGTGGAGCCGTGTTTGAAACAATGGAACAACTGATTACACATATGGGCAGACACAAAACTGATGAAATTAATTATTTACTCCGGCGTAACTACGGAACTGTTAGATGTAATAAATGTTTTATGGAGTTTAGAACAGTTGCTGACATGGAGGAGCATTCATGTGCTACTATCATACGCGGTCTTTCCCCGATTCCGAGTGCTGATAGTCTTGAGTCTGTTTTGATTCACGAAGAGTAGGAAGGTATTTACATTCTATGATACAATTACAAAAATTAAACTTTTCCATGAGCTGACGCTTAGATGCGAAACATTTTAAAGGTAAATAATTGTCATATCTCCACATACGTATTACACGATCAAATGCTATAGTCATAACTTATTCTCACTTTTATTTCTTAAGGTCATTCATCTTCTTTATCTCTAACTGACCAACGACCTTCTAGAAGTGCTGAACGACGCTCCCAATCGGTGATCTTCATAGTTCTAGTAGGTGGTGTCACAAGGGCTCCTTCATTTATAATTCTACAACGGTACCCTCCTGTGTGACACATGTGCTCAAGCTCAAACCTGGAGGCGAATTGGACATATGGTACCAAATCCATCTCAGCTTCCAAGAGAGTCTTATAACGAAATGCATCTTCAAAGTTTGTAAAAGCGATGATGTGATCTTGAATCATAGCCTCATTGTCAATTTGTCTTATAGAGTAAATACCCGTGTCACCGTCGTTGATAAATGCCAATACATGGAACATTCCATCATGAACAACGTCATCAATAAGTTTACTATTGGTGTTATCCAACGAATAATAACAACGGACCTTTCTTTGGATCGGCTTATTTTTATATGTGAAAGAAGGTACACGAAGTGCCGGACATTTAGCGGCGAACATGATCCCAGATTTTTCCAACACTCCACTGGAGACCCAAGATTGCAATAGCGTTTTGGTAAGCCTCAACTAGAGTGTTCATTTGTTTAATTTTTATATTAGTTTTCATCTACTTAGGGCATTGTTCTTCAAATGCCTCATCACCATAGAGATCCTCCAAAGTTTCAATCATTTGCTGTACATCCTTTAGGGCCGACTTTGTTGAACGAAGATTCCAACCAGCCAGCATCTTCAACTTTTCATTTACTTTTTCATACTTGTCAAGCTTCCTCTCAAGCTCTTGAATTTTTGAAATTTGACCACAATCCGCTCGGGGCATCTGTGGGTTCATCGCATGTTGCCTCCAGTGTCGGTGAGGTTTGTGTCTAGGTGCAGCCTCGGGCTTCTTCTCAACCGAATTATACACACGAACAGGGGTAGCGGAGATAGCAAACATCCTGCGTATAATAGGGGTACTAACTTTAATTATATTTAACGAGGTCGGAGGGTCCCAATTCTTTGAGCAGTTCTACCCGCTGCAAATGTTTTGCCGAAGCTGTTTGCCTCTCGTATAATTTGATTGGCTGTTTTTATTTTGTTGTCATAATTTCCGATGAGCCCTCTTATCATAGAGTTTGGGAGATTCTTCTTCTTCAAGTTTTGAATCAACTTGTTACGATTTGTATTTACCCTCTTCGCAGCGGGTTGGTTGACATTGTTATTATTGTTTCTTGCACGCCTAACATCACGTCGGTTGTTGCTACTCACATTGTTATTGTTGTTATTGTTTCTAGACACACTTCCACGGCTAGAACCAGAGACACTCGCAGCATTGTTGTTCACCGGTTTCTTGTTGTTCACTGGTTTCTTGTTGACAACACCACTGTTCGCAGGCTTCTTATTGCCACCAAAAATCCTTCCAAAAATTCCCCGATTGTTTTTGTTATTCGTGTTGCCACCACCTTCTGTGCGGTTACTTCCAGATGAAACTTCTTGGTTTGTATTTCCAGTTCCTTCATTTCTGCTCGGGGCATTTCTAACTAGAGTTGGCGCAGGTTTAACAATTTGAATATCGTCAATCATCTTGCCATAAACCTTTGATACCTGTTTGGTAGATGTAGCCATCCAAAGATTGGGTGATACACCACTTCTGGAACACAAAAAGATGAAGTTGTTCGCAAGCATAGCATCACCGGTTGCTAAACAGTAGTGATACTTGGAATTATTGTTATTCTTAATATAAGAAGTCACAGTTAGAGCTTGTAAAAAATCACCTAAAAACTTAGCTACCTTCTCACCAGTGGATCCAGTTTGCGCTTTAGCTTTAGACATGTTAGATGGGAAGCGGTATTCACCTTCTTTGTTTGTTATAAGATACGCATAACCACGTTTTGTTTTTCTATTATTAGAATTTAGGTTTAATGCCTTATCGCTATAATATGCTCCAATAGTTGTACTACCGTTGTCGTGATTTATGGTAAATTTGGGTTGTTTATAGTTCCATGTCAATCTAGAACGAATATCCCTGTTATTTAAACCAAGCATGAAATACTTACTGTCTTCCTTGGCACTCTCAATAAGCATGTTTTTACCGGGATCCATGAGATTTGCCACAGATACGAGAGGATACATGATCTTACCCGTGCCACCTCCTTGGATATTATACTTGGTTTTTTGTATATCAAGAGTTACGGTAGCTTTCTCATCTTCTTGATCAATACTCAAGAACATATTATGTCCCGGAGTTAGAATACGTGGATTAACCTGATCTTGACGAATAGTCATTTCCTCCTTCAAAATATTAGGATAAATTGAGGGTAAATTACTCTTAACAGCTATCTCAGCTTTACCACCACTTTCAGCTATAAAAGCCTTTACAGTTTTTATAAAATCCGTCTCTTTGGGTTTCAAACCTGTGCCAAAAAGTATGTAAACGGGTGATCTTTGGGTTTTATTTTCCATCTTGGTTTTTTTCTTGTCATTATTGGTAGGTGCGGGTACTTTTACAGATACTTTTATATTTTCTTTACAGAATGTTTGGAATGACATATCTTTTTTTATAGTTTCATCGTGTAACATATCCAGGTACATGAGATATGCTAGGTTGATCATGTCATCACCTTTAAGGGTGAACGACATCTGTGGTGAAGAACCTCTGTACAATTTTTTAGAAAACAGGTCTGCGTGAACAGCTATTTTCTGTTTGGCTTCATCTTCGGTTTTTCCACCGAATAGAGATTTTGTATACTCATCATTAGACGTTTCATCATAAATAGAAATCAAAAAGTGTTGTAAATCCGTGTCACTAGTTACTTGACTAATCAATTGTATCAAACGTGGTATCAACTTGTCTTTACCCCTTGGTAAAGTACCGTTACGTGGAGTAGCGACGGCGGTCCTTGGCTTCACATTCTTTGGCTTGGTAGTCCTAGGTCGCGCCGTATTTATAGCCTGTTTACTGGCGAAGGCGATTTTCACAGGAATTCCTTTTTTTCTCTGAGGACGAGTACTCATGTCTACTATTCCGTGAGAAATATTTTGATAATTAAAGACTTAAAGTATATCATATACAATGACCACCCGAGTGGCTATAATTACAGGTGCCACAGGTCAGGATGGATCATATCTATGTGAACTCCTCTTGGAGAAGGGGTACATTGTGAAATGTCTTATCAGACGCTCATCCCACCAAATTGAAAATGGCAATTTGCGACCATTTTTAGATTCTATAGAAATATATGAAGGTGACGTACTGGATCAACCGGTTGTTCACAAGATGATCCATGATTGTGAAAAGTATGACCGTGTTGAGATCTATAATCTCGCCGCTCAAAGTCATGTACACACATCCTTCAAGTGTCCGAGTTACACATTTGAGGCCAATACATTTGGAATCCTAAACATACTGGAGAGTGTGAGACAGAGTCGTGATTATACCAAATATCACATCTACCAAGCTTCGTCTTCTGAGATGTTTGGTAAAGTTAGGGAATCACCACAGAATGAAGAGACACCATTCCACCCACGATCAGTCTATGGTGTCTCTAAAGTTGCAGCACATTGGCTTGTGAAGAATTACAGAGAATCTTACGGGCTTTATGCATGCTCAGGTATTCTTTTCAACCATGAGTCACCGCGAAGAGGTTCCGACTTTGTCACCAAGAAGATTACGGAGGGTGTGAAACATATTGTGAATGGTGACAAAGAGTTTATTGAACTCGGTAATCTAAATGCAGCTAGGGATTGGGGTCACGCAAAGGATTATGTTGAAGCTATGTGGCTCACGCTCCAACAAGAAGAAGCTGATGAGTACGTAGTAGCCACAGGTGAAACCCACACAGTCAGAGAGTTTGTTGAGATGTGCTTCAAAACTCTTGATAAGATTGTAACTTGGGAAGGTGAGGGTGAAAATGAAGTTGGTCTCGTTGACGGTAAAATTGTCATCAAAGTATCTCCAAAGTTCTATCGTCCATGCGAAGTTGACGCAGTCATCGGCAACGCATCGAAGATTAAGACAATTGGCTGGATTCAGAAAAATACAATTCATGATTTAATCAGAGACATGATGAGTTCTTGAGCCTTCTCATAGTCAACCTCCCACCATGTACCATAAAACACTTTCTTCAAAAATTGGGGAACTTCTGAATAATTAATTGAAACTTCCTTTGAAGGGAGTGCGATCCATGACGGATCTTTGATATGTACAAAAACACCCTGGTCATGGGCAATTACTGGTTTATTAAAGTATTGAGCTTCCAACATGGGAAGACCCACACCTTCACCCCTCGTGAAAGAAACCATATAATCACAAATGTTGTATAGACCCGCGAGTTCATCTAGACTAATCTTCTCCGTAACATATTTGATGTTGGGGGACTCCACAAGATTCTCTCTATTATTCACTTTCATAATCAAGAGATGTTTTGTTCCTTCAAGGACCTTCGCAAAAGTATTCACCAAGTTTATGGTATTTTTACGAACGTCATTTGTACCAACATACAGGAATACAATCTTATCTGGGTTCCTCTTCTTGGGAATGACCGGGGGTTTCTTTGTCACGAGTGGAGACGTGTACCAGTTGACAGCTTCACAGTTAACACCATGTTTGACCAGAATATCTTTGAGATAATCAAAAGGTACGATGACCTTTTCAAAGACTTTCATCTTCTCTATGATGTCTGGATGAACATCGGATGTTTCAAACATTGTGTAGAGTTGCACCCTACTTTCGGGAACTTGTTGAATCCATTGAGGCCACATGGGGTAAGTCTCAATGAGTTCAGAAATTGTACACAGATCGGGTGTGTCATCATCTGGTTGATCAAGGTGCTGCTTCAAAAAGAAGCGTCCATAGATCTTTCCAAACTTCATCTGATAAGTAATATTTTTTAGTTTTTATATTCATTTCAATCAAAGCTCACAGAGCAGTCAATTTCGTTACACTTCTCGCGACCAACTAGGTCGTAGACCCAATCACCATCAACAATCTCATCTTCAATAAGTTTATCCTTGAGTTCCTCAAGCTTGTCACGATTTTCCTTAATAATATCCACAGTCTCCCGGTAACAATTGTCAACAAGGCTATTAATCTCAAGATCAACGAGTTTAGAAGCCTCACTAGACATGTTACGGTAGTCAAACTTGTACTTGCTGAAACCGTAAGTGGTAAGCATCTCTCGGGCAATCATGTACACCTGTGAATAGTCACCCGAAGCACCTGTGGTGACTCGGTCTTTACCATAGATGATCTCTTCGGCTGCACGACCACCTAGAGCTACCTTAATTTGGGAAACAAGATACTCCTTTGTGTACATGGCAGACTCGGCATTCTCCTCCGATGGCTGGAAGAAGGTGACACCACCTGCACCACCACGTGGAATAATTGAAACCTTTCGGACTGTATCATAATCTGGAAGAATAGCACCCACAATAGCGTGGCCAGCCTCGTGGTAGGCTACGAGTTCTTTCTTCTTTTGGGAAAACTTTGTATCACCCTTCGCACCCACAATGATACGCTGATAGACATCCTCCATGATATCAGTAGTAATTGTGCCGTCACCGTCGCGGACAGCGCGGATAGCACACTCGTTGAGTAGGTTTGCCAGATCTGCACCAGAAAATCCTGTAGTCTGCTTTGCAACGCTGTCAAGGTTAACATCATCTGCGAGTTTCTTATCACGCGTATGCACCCCCAAAATCTTCTTACGACCTCTGACACTAGGGAGACCAACTTGAATCTTACGATCAAAGCGACCTGGACGAAGTAGTGCCTCATCAAGGATATCAATTCGGTTAGTAGCGGCAATAACAACGATACCAGTTTCATTGTCAAATCCGTCCATCTCAGTGAGGAGCTGATTAATGGTCTGTTCCCGTTCATCGTTAGACGGCATGCCGCCCGCACCGCGTTGTTTACCAACGGCATCAATTTCATCAATGAAGACAATGCAAGGTTGGTTTTCGCGAGCAACCTCAAAGAGGTCTCGTACACGTTTAGCTCCGACACCAACGAACATCTCGATAAAGTTTGCTGCAGAACATTGGATGAACGGAACATTAGATTCACCCGCGATAGCACGAGCAAGAAGAGTCTTACCTGTACCAGGCTTACCAGCAAGAAGAGCTCCACGGGGGATCCTGGCCCCGCTGCCAAAATAACGCTCCGGTTGTTTAAGAAAATCTACAATCTCCTCAAGCTCATCCTTGGCAGCATCAATACCCTCAACGTCACTGAAACGAGTTTCAATATCCTCTTCAGCTTTGAACTCTTTGTTCTTTAGAAAAGGATTTCCCATTGGCCCGGAACCTCCACCTCCACCTGAAAACATAGCACGAAACAAGAAAAAGACAAAAGAAAGTAGAAAAAATGTAGACATGTAATCAAGCAAAGACGTGGGAGCTGTCATATCAATCATAACATTTGCATCACTCTCTGTGAGAGTTTGCCAAAGTTGTTCAGTCTGGACAATTCGGGTCTCACCATAGTTACCCTCATCATCGTCATATATCGCGAGGTTTTGGTTAGGTTTAATCACAACTTGAGGAAGCTCATTATTCTTGAGTCCCTTTACAAAATCACTGTACGTTCTTGGATGATATACACGTTCTCGTTTTACCTGAGAAGAATCAACGGTGACAGATGGAGCCACAGGTAATTTAGCTGAGAGGCTGAACATCTTTTGTTATATACAGTTTAAAGTTTTAAATGACTTTTTACGTACATGACATCACCACTCGTTGTTAAGTGTACACACAATGGAAAGTACAATGTATTCACAATCGCAGATGATGAGTACATTGGACCCGCTATACATAGAGGATTTGAATGGGATGGATGGATGCGACGAGATGTAGAACAACACTATAAGGAGGGTACAGACATCCTAGATATCGGGGCAAATATTGGATACAATGCACTCATGTTCTCTGACTATGGACCAGTGTATGCCTATGAACCTCTCTTCCACAAAATTGTGAAATTAAATGTTGAAAACAACTCTCTAAAAAATACAATTGAGGTGAAACCTTATGCACTCTCAGACAAACCACAGACTGTGCCAATGTATTACCCAAACTCTGTAAAGACAACTGGTTTGAGAAACTACGGTGGATCAAGTATGTACAAGAAGGAATGGTCTGACGAGAGTTCAAAGACGGACGTAGAGTGTCATAAATTAGATGATGTTTATACCGGTATTCCATCCGTCATAAAGATTGACGTTGAAGGACATGAACTTGAAGTTCTAAAGGGAGCTGAACAGATTATCAGAAAGTATAAACCCACAATTTTAATTGAAATTTTTGGTTTTGATAAGAGTGAAGTACCAAAGTTTATTGAATCTTTGGGGTATGGAAAACCTGAAGAGAGACCCGAACATGTTTATCTGTATTCATTCAACCAATAATCCAATGTCAAACCGGGTCGTGTAGGGTCAGATGAAGCATCCAACTCTGGATCTGGGAAGGGGTTTGGTTCAATCTCCGATGAAGAGACTAAGTCCTTTCTCACATATGTAACTTCAAATGCCCTAGGAAAGTTTGCGTCAATCCACGGTGAAAGGAGACAATTATTGGCGTGAATATGAACACATACAAACTTTTCATTTAAAATGTCAAATGTCCTTTTTATGACTTCGTCGTATAGAGTGACATCCCTAAAAATGTGAAACTCAATGATAAGTTGTGAAAAGTTTTCAAGGTATTTGAAATTGTCGTTAAACAAAAACCATTCAGCACCTTCCACATCAATTTGAGCAATCAACTTTTTAGAATCTGTGTGTCCATTCTTCGTGATATGATTGTCTATCGTATCAAGTGATCCTTTCTTTTCGGATGCAACACCTTCTTTAAAAAAATTGATATAGTCAGGCTTGTCTGTTATTCCGTCAATTGTGTGATCATACACATAAGATGGTGTTTCATACTTTTCGTAGAAAGACTTTTCGAATGTAATATTGTCATCCGAACCATAACTGTAAAGTGCATCATATGTATCATCTTCCAATTTACACACGACATAACCACCATCACCTCGTCTACCAATTCTAATTTTGGGAAGGTTTATTCTGTGTGGAACGATTGACTTTTTCAAAAGTGAACATGTATCGATAAACTTTTTCTCGTAACGCGCTTGCTCTGCCTGCATTTACATTATATTACACTTATCCACTTTAAACTGTTTTGTACATATAGTGCATCTCATTAATCTTCTATTATGAACACAAAGTTCCGAGTATTTGCAAGTCATACACATCTCTCTTATCTCTCCGTGAATACATAAAGGACCACTATTACAGGATTTACATTGAACATACGTGACACCATGTGGACATCCACTAGATGGCATTGTTATTTATTACACATTTTTTTTGAATAACCTATTACCGCACATGTTATTCTCTTACCGGCATGTCCAGTAGTTAAACTATCTTTGTGACCACCCAAACCCAAATCATCCGGACTTTCGTGAATCACGAGAGATCTTCCAATAACATTTGCTTTTGTACCTCTTAACTTGACGAGTGAATCAATCATGTTTATCTTGGCGACACCTTTTGAATCAAAACGAATATTTCCAAGATCTCCTACATGCCTCTCCTTAGAGGTAGGTCCTCCGTGTTTCTTATTATATGGATTAAAATGACCACAAGCACCCATACATCCATCGGTAAGATCCCCTGCTTCGTGAATGTGAACTCCGTGAATACTATTTTTATACTTATTTGATTTAAGAGTTCCCTTAATTAACACCTTTGTACCTTTCTCTATAAACTCAATAACTCCATTAAGATGGGGATGATTAAAAAATGTTGTACCAATAATCATTTATATTTTACAATATTTTATATCTAGCAAACTGCATCTTTTCTACCATATAGTAAAGCTGATATGCTTCTACAATTCCTCTCCGCCTATATGGCTCGGGCATACACTCGGGAATGCCTTCGTCAGAATAATATGCAGTCTCACTGCGCCTCTCTTCAAAATGGGAAGGGTGATGGTCCCAAAGCCACATGAGATGCTTGGCACATGTGTGCACTTTTCCATATCTGCGCGTGTATTCCAAAGTCAGGGCGATGCCAATCTTACACGCGTACATATAGTTTTTTAGACTTGAGGCCACCCACATAGTCATGGGATGTTTGGGGTGTGCAGGTCTGTATCCACGTCGCGACCCGTCTTTCGTGAAGGGGGCATTTTGTGCAACATAGTCTTGCTGCTGCGCGAAATGCCAAGCCATGTAAAGCATCTGTGTAATCTCAAGTTGAATCTTCACCACATGCTGATCACACGACATCTCAGCGATTTCTTCGGGAATGAGAGATAGAAAGAATATGTTCATCAACGTGGTCAGAAGTCACTCGGAGATTGGGTTGATAGATGAGAGCGTCCACGTTTCCGTAATAGAATTGATTGTCACCAAGTTCCCAAACTTTGTGGGTCGTTGCTTCTTGTGCGTATTTTACAGCTTTCTTCAGATCCCAGAAAATGGATCGTTCGAGAACAGAGTTGCTGGTGACGACGTGGGTGATGAACATTTTAAAGTGAAAATTATAGAGTTCATATACGACTTAGGCCATCAAAATTATTATCTGGGTAAATTTTAAGGGAGATGAGTCAACAATCGTTATGGGATGCGTTGCCAATTGAACTTCAAGAGATCATCATTGAAAATTCGTTCGAACTTTGCAGAGAAGAATATCTTCATGCAAATCGCAAGAATCACAACAAGAACAAAAAGAAACGGGAACGAAGTTTGCTGACTGCAGATATGATACGTTATATCATGTCAAGTACGGACGCAATTGAAATGATACAATGGGCTTTTCCGGTGGAACTCATAGAGTTGGAGTTACTCGTAGATCCACCGGTAGAGGAAGTTAGGGACTTTGATTATAATGAATATTATGATATATTCTTAAAACGTGCTATTGACTATCTAGAAGATCCTTCACACAAGGATGAATGGATTTGTCCATCGGAGGACCAATGGCTCACAATGTTTACCAAACTGAATAACTTTCATAGAACCCATAGACATCTCGAGATACTCTCCGAAATAGATGGAACTCCAGACCTATTTGTTTGGTTGGAGTACCAAAAGGACCCCGACACACAACTTTCCAGAGAAAAGCGACAATCACTTCGGTCACTCGGGGTCCGCCTTCCACGAATGCGAGCAGATTAATCCGAAAAATACTCCTCCTCTTCAGTGGGTTCCTCAATATCATCCTCCACTTCTGGCTCTACATCCATGCCATCATCCTCACCAGGTGCGTCATCATCCTCATCGTCATCTTCGGGTGGATCATCTTCAACCTCTTTTTCTTCTTCTTCCTTCTCTTCCTCTTTCTTTTTCTTTTTGGGTTTTTTAACGGGTTCTTTGTTGAAGATCTTATCTATAACTTTTTCAATTCTTTTCTGTTGTTCAACATGTTTAGCAAAACCCTTCTTGATTTTTTCCAAGAATTCTGTACTGAAACCCATAGATTTATAAGCTTGTACAACACTTTTCATTGGTGGTCTTTTGGCTTTTGAATAGTACTTTTCGTGTAAAGTTGCAATTGATGCATCCAATTTTATGCGCACAATACCACTCTTGAGAATCTTCATTTTAAGATATACACGATCACAAAAAGTGAGTTCAGGTTCTTTTTTTGATTCTGGTTTAACAGGTTTTTCATATTTTGGAAGATTTGGGTCTTTGTAAGGAATACCGAGGGTCTCGTTGTTCTTTTGTAACATTTTCAAATAGTCATCTTCTTTGTAGACTGGTGCTGGTACATATTTATACCACTTGGTTGGACCTGGATTAAGTAGCCCATGCAAGTAAGACCCCTCGGAGAACTTCACTGGTTCACGAGATGTGTGAACCACTTTAGACCGAGGCGGGGGTCGTTTGTACATGCTCATCTTGAGAAAGTGGGGAGTTATCCTCTAACTTAGGTTGAAAAAAATCCAATTCACATCTGATGACATGTTCAGATTGTTTGTTAAGATGGGTATGGTACGGACCCCAGATCTCAATCACCTTCCTGTTCTTGTCATACCAAAGGTAATCAAGTCCAAGAAACTTGGTCAACCAGTAGAACCGCTTTCCAGTCTTACCAATGAAGGAAAAGATGTGATCCTCAGTGTAATCACTGACATCCATCTGAGAGTAATGAGCGCTGGGAGGTTGGTAAGGAGCCATCACTTCTAGTTACTCTGTATTGAAGTCTAAACCTTATGTAGGTTTCTTCAGACGATTCTCAGCCAATTTCTTCTCCAAAAGTTCAGCTTTAAGACGTATAAACTTTTGTGAATATACTTGCTTCTGATTCTTCTTGTCGTTTTTCGTAACGCGCTTTTTCGGTTCCTTGTAGTCCATGGAATATATATCTAGTACAAGATTGATTCTTAGCTCTATGTTCCATTACCCATTTGACCCAATCTTGATTTCTTAGGTACTCAACATCCTTTATGTATAGACCTCTGTATTTGTCCAATAACTCATGGAAAAGGACATAGTCATCAACCGTAGCATATTGGTTACATTGTATATGAACTTCTCTAGTGTCCTCATGACGCTCAAACAAAATATCTTTCCTGCACATTGGACATGTGTGATTCCCACATTCTTGGTACCAATGGGTAATACATTGGTAACAAAATGAATGACCACATTCTAATTTATAGTCCGTGTGTGATCTGTAACACACCGGACATTCCATGAATAACTATAGATTGTATTATTTAAGCCTCCTCTTCATCTTCATCAATGAGGGACTCGTCATCGTCTTCATCAGATTCTGATTCTTCGGAGTCTGAACATGTATAATCTTCATCTTCACTATCATCAACTAGTTCATAACCATTCCCGGATCTGTAGTAGAGACCGGTATCTTCCAAATTGTTTACATCATAAAATCCAGATACAGTATCTTTTGGGATAGTTTCAACATTAGAAGAAAAGTCGTATACACCTTGTCTTTTTGGCTCAAGAAAGTTCACATCATACGTGTCACCATCCTCACGAATAATCTTCGCGATTTGAATTGTGTCATCTTCGCATGTAACGTCAACGATCATGTCTATATTACGCAGCATTTAAATCTTTAATAACATTAATATGATAGGTCCAGCTGGTCCAAATGATGCGGCGATGTTTGACATAGACGATACACTTATATGGACAGGTGGAGAACCAAACACCCCTATCATTCAATTATTACACAGGATGAAAGCTCTTGGTTACAAAATAGTGATTATAACAGCTAGACCGGGTGTAGAATTAGGTGTAAGAATGACTATCAAACAACTGAAGGATCATGGAATTGTTTATGATTATTTGGGATTTACGAGTGCAGAAACAAAAACTCATATGAAAAGAAAGCTAGGCTATAACTTTGTACTTTCAGTTGGTGACATGCCAACCGATTGGACCGATTCTATATACTACATTAACACTTCCAATTCTTATCGCAATTAAGACATGATACAAACGTCGTCATAGGCTCATCAGCTGATCTTGTCTGAAGCTGGTAGTACGTCGTCTTTTTTGATTTGCAACGATTACAAGTAAAAAATCCTTCTTGATTCTTAACCTCCTGTGCCAAATAAGCCTTTCTCATTTCCCTGATGATTCTATCCTCCATTGTCTTCGCGTAAGGTCCACCCGGCCACATATCTTCAGGTCTCATCTCAATCACATCCTTTGTTTTGATCTTCTTGTCAATGATCCAACCTTTCAGAACTGGTGAACTTTTCAGGTTATGTTGAATTTGAAGAAACTTTTGTTTATAAATGCTTGAATACTTATGATTGTCCCAAGCAGGCTCCTCATTAATTGCTCGAGCCTTATCCATCGCGTGATTCAAAATGTTCTTCTCGAGATTTATACAGATTGTGTCATCTTTAGGAATCTCGAGGAGAGCCGAGATACGATCAACCACGAATTGACGAGTTGGGTTCTCCATTCTTATTATATAAAATTATAACGTTTTTAAGTCACTTAGGGAAGTGGTAAACCTTCGTAGGGATTATTTCGGGAGCAGTCAGCCATATTTTCAGGAGAGCAGGTGTCAAAAAATTGAGAAGTACGACGCACGGGGTTAGTGTCCACAAAACCATATCGGTACGCGGATTGATCAGGTCTATACATCTCCTTGCATTTCATCATGAGAAAAACGATAACGACCGCGACAGCCACTAAGAGTAACGCTCTGTTGTTCATTTACATTCTGTTGATATTTTTTTGTGGTGGGATTTCAAGATGACTGTGGCTGTACTGATAAAAGAAGAATTTGGGAACATACAAGAAATAGACTTGGATATTGATCCAGTTAAAAATGAAATTTTTTTGAGATTGGGTGGACCTGCAACATTTATAGGTCAGTGGCCCGACCTTGATGTTGTAATAATGAAATCCACGTGTGGAGAGGGGTTTAATCACAATAAACTCCCATCACCATTTGACGTTGAAGAAGTTTATGGACCTGTATTACTCGTTCGTATGGATGAAAACTCAGACCCTAGAGATTTTACCCTCGAAGAGTACCTCGGATTTGTTGGAAGGGATGAAAGCATCACCGTTTAGAACTGCATTCGTATACTTCATAGCCAATTGAAAGTGGATGTAGGCCCAATCCATTGGGTTACCCATTTTAGGGTTACCCTTTAGAGGATTATTGTTTACAGTTTTAGAAATGTCATACTTCTCACCAGTGGTAACTTTTGCCATACCCGCACCAACTTCCTTCAACCACATGACGTGTTTCTCATTCTTGCAATCAAAGTTTTTGACAAATAACTCAGCCATGTTTATATTACTTGGGATTCTTTTCTATAAGTAGACGCGCACTTGGATCCTTAATTTTTGTCCATCTTGGCCTCCAAATCTCAGAAATGAGATGATCATTGTCTTGTCCATACATCTTCCAAAAGATTGTTCTGTACAGAGCCTCCTCCTTTGTGAGAGGAGTGTTATGATCGCGCGCCATTTTCTTCGTATCTCTAAAACACGCATCATCCACGTTAGCTTCAGCGTATTTCTTGATCTCGTCTACCCAATTTGTCCCAACCGCGTCACTCATCCCATCCTTCTGTCTCCATAGAATCTCATCTGGGAGATAACCTGTAAATGCCTCTCTAAGGATTTTCTTCTCAATGTCACCCCTCTTGTCATTTTGGTTGATAGACATACACAAATCTATGAAGTTCTTATCAAGGAATGGAACAATAAGATCAAGACCATGGGCACCAGCGCATCTATCTGCCCTCAATCCATCAAACTGATGAATAAGCCTGAGACGGCGCATGTTTTCACATGCATATTCATCAACATTTGGTGCGTTGTGGAAATAGAGATAGCCACCCAAAATCTCATCACTTCCCTCTCCCGAAAAGATGTACCGACACGAAGTGTACTGCTTGATGTACTTGCACAACAGCCACATCGGGGTACTAGCCCGAACTGTCGTCGTATCATATGATTCTAGAGAATGAATCACATCATTTAGATGTGCAAGACCCTCCATCACAGTAAACTTTACCTCGGTATGATCGGTATCTAGATACTTTGCCACTTTTCGCGCAGCTTCAAGGTCTGGACTTCCTTCAAGTCCAATTGAAAACGTTTTAATCTTACCTAACTTTCTAGATGCAATTGAAGCAATAAGGCTACTGTCAAGACCACCCGACAACAAGAAACCAATCTCACGCTCAGTGTTACCGATGCGTTCATGCACCGCATGTTCAAGAGTCATTCTCAGTCTATCTCTAGGCTCGTCATCCAGGTGTTTGAAGACGCGCCAGTAACCCGTATGATAACACACAAAGTCATTGATGTATGAATCGTAAATATGACCCGGTGGAAAAATCTGAATCTCGGAGTTTAAAAAAAGAAGAGCTTTTGCTTCACTTGCAAAAGCAATTGAATCTGTGTCATAACGCGTGTAGAACATGGGACGTACACCGACCGGATCACGTGCGGCTATTACACGCTTTCCGTCGGTATAAACTAGGGCAAAATCTCCATTGATTTTCTCTACAGCTTTCATGATACCATAATCTCTAATGAGTGGAATCAAAACTTCACAGTCACTCTTACTTGTTTCACTCCCCGTGAGAAATTCACGGTGATTATAGATCTCACCGTTACATACCAACATTTTGTCATCTTGTCGGAAAGGTTGCATACCAGCATCTGTAAGATCATTGATTGCTAGACGATAAAAGTCCATGCGACATTTACCCAATGTTTTAGTACAATAGTCGTCGGGACCTCGGTGAGTAAGTTTGTATTCAGAAACTTCCACTTCCTCACCGAAGAGGGCTAAGATGCCACACATTCTTAATGTACAGGTGGTGATATTTTTAAGTTAGTCTTTTTTTCTTAACATAAGATAAAGATGGATGGCTACGCGGCGACCGTGATTGTGGTCATCCTATTGATACTCTTAGGCGCACTTGCGTATTACTATTTTACACTGATGGAGGATGAACCCTCTCCGGGTCCCTCTCCAGGTCCCTCTCCAGGTCCCTCTCCAGGATCAACCCTAACTATCACAGAAGAAGGTGCCTCACTCTCGGAAGGTTACCGAATGATGCCCAAGAGAGAAGGTTATGTTCAAATGCCACAAATATTTACTTGTGGCACCGAGAGCGCTGAAGACTACTGCTCAGCATATGACACTACTGATACTAATGGCTTTGCATATGTATACGATTTGAGTCTGACGGATATTGAAAAGCTGCAGGGCTACACCGAGTGTCCGGGTGGAGGTCATGACTGTTGGTTTATCGCAAAATATGACAGTGAGGGTACCTTAATTGATGTAGTAAACAAGGAAGGTGTTAACATGGTGAACAAAATGGCTGATGATATTTGGGATGATAAATTGGATATAGACTCTCCATTATTTGATGATCTTAAACCACGTGTAGAGTTCAAGGATGGGCAGTTTATTGCTAAACAAGAATTAGCTACAGAAGCTAGTAGTGAACGTTTACAAGCGGGTGACGTGATTAAACCAAATCATCTACCTGCATCCTTGTATTTTTTGTCACTGTTTGTCGCTATGAAAATTGCCGGTACTGAAAAACCTTCCAAGATTATCTTAAATGTTAAAAATGCTAAAGACACATTTGACAGAGTAAAAAATAGATACTTACCTGACCCGCGCGAGGGACCCGAAGGTGGTGAGACTGGTCCCCCAGATGCATAATATTTTGCGATTCATTCACATTTTAAGTGTAAACCTGTAAATTTTCTCAACATAATATAAAATGTATGGTTACATAATTGCGGTCGTGGTGACAATTTTAGTTGCAGCTTTGATTTATTATTATTTTACACAGATGGAGGATGAACCCTCTCCAGGTCCATCCCCTGGTCCATCTCCGGGACCTTCAGAGCAAGATCCTGAAACTATCGTAATCGGTGGTAGTGAACAAACTGGCGGTACTGAGGGTTATGTCATGTCGGCTAACAGAAATGTCCCAATCGATGCGTTTGATGGCGCGGAATACAATTTATATGCTTATAATCCAAACTCAACCTCGGATCCAAACAGAGGTGGTGCGGATATATTCAATGAGGATGAAGGAACATGTCCAGACGGAACACTTGATTGTCTATACCTCGAAAGAATTACAGATGGACGGGTTAGGGACATAACAGACAAAGACGGTAACCAACTTATCCAGCAATTCGTAGATGATTTTTATGATGGAAAACTTCCATTAATGGACCAAATGCTTGAGGATAAACCCCAAATTACTGAACAAAACAAGTTATCCGAAGATAACAAATTAATGAAACTTAAGGATGGTTCTTGGGTAAAGATTAATCCGGGTACAGATATGCCAGTTGGACAATATCTTATAATAGTAATGGTTTTATACAAAGCGATGGGAAAACCCAAACCAAATGTCGTGATTGATTTACCAGCTGTATTACGCGAAAGTCCTGAGCCTTAGGTAATTACTCTTCAACTTGATATTTAAATTCAAGTAAATCCCTATATGCAGCCTCATCTGCTTCACCGTCCCATTCCTGTCCAGAAAATGTCACACGCTGTTGATGTTCTCCGTCGGGGCTATGTGCAAAATCGGTGACGCAAATGAAAGATGCATTTGTACGTCGTGCCATATTATAAATCGTCTCATAGTCGTATGTATCAAGTGATATATATTCCCTCAATTCTTCCGGGCTTCGCGGTTTAAAATTAACTTTACTTTTTACAGTTTTCACTTGTCTAGACATGTCCATATTGGGCCAAAAACCATGTTTAGATCTAAATGTTGTTACATAATTTACAAAAACCTCCGCAGTCCTTTTGTCGTTGAAGCAAACAAACCGACTTTTTTTGTTTGGATCTACGATACTTAAAAAAGCCTTCGTAGGTTTCATTTGGATGAAGTGGTAATCCATCTTATAGTAACCCTACAAAAATATCTACCGTATCTTTTATATTTGTTGGCGGGAAAAATTATCTAAATTATTGTATATGAACTTCCCCCAAACTGCTGGTCAGTGTAAATATATGTTAGCGCTCAGGTCCCCTAAACCAATTGTGATTGGTACAGGACCCGCTGGCACAGGTAAGACTATGCTTGCGTGTCAAATCGGTATAGAGCATATCCAGCAATCTTTCAGGGGTAAAGTTATTCTGACAAGGCCCATCGTGGCTGCGGATGAAGATATGGGGTATCTCCCGGGTGATATGGATAAGAAAATGGAACCATGGACAAAACCTATGTTTGACATTTTTGAAAAGTATCTCTCCATCAATCAAATGGATCGTTCTATCACCATTGAACCCCTTGGGTACATGAGAGGTAGAACCTTTGACAACACCGTAATTATAGCCGACGAGATGCAAAACTCAACACCAAATCAAATGAAGATGCTTTTAACTCGTATAGGTTATAACACTAAATTAATTGTTACCGGAGATCTGGAACAATCCGACCTCGGTGAAGAAAATGGACTCGCGTTCCTAACCTATAAACTTCATGGAATGGATTACGAGTACATCAAACACGTTGAGATGGATGAAAGCGATGTTGTTAGACACCCAGCGGTGAATGAGGTGCTTAAAGTATTAAATGTCTAAATAGAGAGTATGAAGAAAGTAATCATAGCCCTTCCCGGTCGCGAATATTCTGGTAATTTTCTTAAAAATTGGTCTGAAACCCTCATGGTGCTTACACAAAAAGGGTACAAGGTTACACTCATTAATGAATATTCCAGTTTTGTTTCATTCTCGCGTATGAAAACTTTGGGGTTGGATGTCATGCGTGGTGCTACACAAGTACCATTTGATGGAAAGGTGGACTATGATGTCTGGCTCACCATTGATTCAGATATCTTTTTTATTCCCGAACAAGTCATTGAACTCATTGAAGACACAGATAAGCACCCGGTAGTATCAGGTCTTTACCGAATGTCTGACCTTCAACACTACGCAGCTGTCAAGAAGTGGGACGATGAGTACTTCAAAAAGAATGGAACCTTTGAATTTATCAAAGTGAATGAGTTGGATACATCCCAGAAATACATGAAAGTTGCCTACAACGGAATGGGTTTCTTTGCGTGTCGCAAGGGTGTCATTGAAAATCTAAAGTATCCATACTTTAGTTATCCACTCATTGAGATGGAAACTGAAGATGGGAAGGTACTTAGGGATATGTGTTCAGAAGATGTAGCGTTTTGTAAGAATCTTAAGGATGCTGGATATGATGTAATTGTGAATACGAGCCTCCGTGTCGGTCACGAGAAAACTCTTGTAATTTGATATTCTGCACTTCATTGTTGAGGAACTTTGTTTTTGTTTCCAACTCTTGAAGCTTCTTTTCAACTAGAAGTTTCTCTTGAGAGTACCGTTTAAAAAGTGTTTTCATACTGTCATACCATTCATATAATTTTTGTATATCTTCGTCTATATTGTTATACTTTTCAACAAGTTTATAGTCAAACGGTAGGTCCCGAATATCGGCAGCAATTTCGTCTAACCGAGTTTCGAGACCGTCACACTTATCCTTGATTTCGGCGTGGGATTCCATACTTACCATACTCTTGTGTTTTATTTTTTAATATGCTCCAATACGTTCAAATGACGTTTCTTTATCATTCATAATCTCCGATGCTCTTGAACAATCTGTGACGACTTCTCCCACAAATCCCTGTTCAACTGGATTAATTTTAATTGCAAAAGGTTCATATGCGTTGTGGCTACAATGTATCATAGCGCTACTATTTATATAGTTGTAGACGTAATAGGCTAGAAATATCTGATCAACCAAATATGTATCACGATCACCTGTGTGTAAATAAATAAACTCTTGCATTAATTTCTGTCCTTTCATATACTGACATGGTACACTGTTAATATTACGAAGTGGCCCGGGTATACCAATATGTTCTAAACAATTATTTCGGCACCCAAAGGTACCTGCAAGAATGGGGACCATGTGGTGTTTATGATCACGTATGATATGAAAGTCTTTGTTGGACTCCAACCATTCATTTACAAGGTTAACTTCTCTTTCTGAAAATCTAGAGTCTGCATCCCTAGACAAAACTGTGGCATCTCTGATGAACAAATCTTCAAATCTCCACAGAGTATTTGAAGCCTTTGCCTTTGTACCTGGATGATGAACAACTTCAACATTGTCTTGTGTTTTCAACCAATCCACGATATTTTGGGGTACAGTATCGTTATAGTGAACTCTTACAATCCATCCTTCATAGAACTTCTTTGCATCCAAAACATTCTCAATGATTCCGTAAGTATACACTTTATTATCTCCCCATAAAGAATACGTAATATACTTCATTGCTATTTAAAGGGGTGTTTACTTTAACTTGTATAATGGTTAACATTTCCTATGCCATCTGCGTATGCAACGAAGATCGTGAGCTCAAGTCTCTCGTGAACTTCCTTCTAAAAGTTAAGGATGAGGGTGATGAAATCAACATCCTCGTGGATTCCGGTAAAGTTACACCAGAAGTTCGTGAAGTTTTGAAGTTCTATGGTGACAAGATTGTTGTCAACGAGAGAGAGTTTGATGGAAAGTTCTCCGATCATCGTAACTACCACGCGACAAAGTGTAAAGGTGATTACATCTTTGTGATTGACGCGGATGAGATGCCACAGGAGGCTCTAATTGTAAACATCAAGTCTTTTGATGGTGACATTATGTACATCCCACGAATCAACATCTGCCCGGGATACACCGCCGAGTGGTTGGACACTCATAAGTTTAGCCTTAATGAAGTGGGTTGGATCAACTTCCCAGACTACCAGGGTCGTTACTACAAGAACAATGGTAAGATCAAGTGGGAGAATGATCTCCACGAACGTCTCACCGGTTCCGACAACGTCGCAAAGGTTGATGCCAAACCACTCGTTTCCTTGCTCCACATCAAGACTGTTGAGCGCCAAGATAAACAGGGGGAATATTATGATTCGTTGTAAGTTGGTTTAAAGTTTTTTAACATATAAATTATAATGAAAGTCTCTGACTATATCACAAACTTTCTCATAGAACGCGGAGTTCAAAAATGCTTTTCTGTCACGGGTGGATTTGCGATGCACTTGAATGATTCGTTTGGTGAGAAATTTGACGTAACCTACACTCATGGTGAACAGCCCGCGGGCTACGCAGCTCTAGGATGGTCTGCCTATGAACATAATCCAAGTGTGTGCTGTGTAACTTCTGGGTGTGGCGCAACAAATGCAATGACTCCATGTCTCATTGCGTATCAGGATAGTGTCCCTGTATTCTTCATTAGTGGACAAGTGCAAAGTAAAGACAATATTAGGTCACGTGGTGGTAAGGATCGGGGCTACTTTGGATCTGATTGCGACATCGTTGAATGTGTTAAAGGTATCACGAAATGTGCGATTGAACTTCGTGACCCAAGTGAGGTACATCGCGTCCTCGAAGAATGCTATGAGAATCTCACAACTGGGAGATTGGGTCCAGTTTGGTTATCCGTACCAGTTGATGTACAATCAATGCAGGTCCCAGAAATACTTCCAACGCGTCTAGCTCTAAAGAGGGTAACAGATACACAACTTCCACAAGATTTCTTGGACTTGTGGTCAAATTCCGAGAGACCAATTATCCTTGCCGGTAATGGTATTCATCTTTCCAAGACACGAGAACAGTTTAGAAAGTTTCTAGGAGAACACAAACTTCCCTATGTTGTGAGCTATTTTGGAAGTGATTTGGGAGATGATTACACAGGTAAAGTGGGTATTTTGGGAAACAGATCTGGTAACTTTGCCATTCAAAATGCAGATCTAATCCTGTGTCTAGGTTGTAGACTTTCTAAGAGCATCACTGGATACAATAGACAACTGTTCGCACGGGAAGCTAAAGTTGTCTACATAGATATAGATACTTCAGAGTTTCTGGAAAAGAAGGAAATTGATGTGAAGATACACATGGATCTTAACACATTCTTTGATATCAATCTTCCATGTACTAAAATCCGACCCGATTGGATTACAAAAAACCACGAGTGGAAAGACATGTGGGACAAGGAATTACCCCCTAAAAACGATGATCGCGTGTGTCCTTACAGGCATCTTCAAAAATTTTTCAGTGCAAAACTTCCAAATTCATGTGTGACAGCTTCATCTGGTTCAATATACTGTGTTGTATGGCACATGTATAAGTACAAGAATGGGGATCGTTTTGTCACTAGTAGTCACGGAGATATGGGATATGAAATGCCCGTTGCCATAGGAGCATCTATGCACGGAAAGAGAACCTATGCAATTTTGGGTGATGGATCATTCCAGTTTAACGTACAAGAGTTGCAAACATTAAAGCATTGTAACTTACCAGTTACTGTAATGGTATTTAACAATCGTGGATATGGTGCCATAAAAATTACACAAAACACCGTATTCAAAAGAGAATTTGGTACGAGTTCGTCAAGTGATATTACCTTTTGTGATATTGAAAAAGTCACAAAGGCCTATGACATTCCATATTACAAAGTTGAAGAAGATTATGATATTGGGTATCTCACACATGTAGATGGGCCAATCGTTGTTGAAGTTGTGTGTAACGAACAAAAGAGATTCCCAAGTGTATCAAATAAACCATTAGCAGATGGTACATTTAAAAATATGCCGCATGAAGAGATGGCACCATTTTTAGATGATGAAGTTTTGGAAGAGAATATGTTTGTAAAAAGAATTTAATATTTATCAATACGTTCTTTTATAAAATCACGTCTATCTGAATATTGTCTAATATCCATAGTTCCTATGTTAAGTAACATATTCATATATTCGTAATCAAACTTATGCGCTTCAATGATACACTCATCAAAGTTGTTCAAAAAATTGTCGTTCACGTTGAAAACGATATATCTCGTCTCCACTTTGTCAATGAGATTATTCTTATAAAGATATCTTATGAAGTCATAACTTGATATGTCAACCGAACCACCCATATAAGTCTTTTTACCCCTATCTTTTATTTTGATGAGAGTATCCGTGACAATATTTCTAAACTCGGCACTCTCGATAAAATCCCTTGGTTTATCGTATGATGTTACCAAGTCCACTCTACCAATACATACATAATCTATATCGTTCATGGGTTCAGAATGTAACATAGAATCAATATTATGAATACCTTGTTTGGATTCAATATTTATACCACGTGTGATGTCAACGTTTTTTGAAAATGATGTAAACTTTGAAAGGGCAAAATCACTTTCAATCATCGGCGCAACCACGCCATCTACATCCATCTCAATACCCATGTTAAAATCGGTCTTTGCTTCTGCCCCACCAATTTTAAGGTTTAAATCAAGACCCGTCTTATTTGTCAATAAACGTAGCTTTTGTACATTCTTTGGGTGTGCACCTTCGTCTTCAAATGAAGTTTTCACACCAACTGCTCCTATGGTCTTTAGCAGTGATAGGTTTTGTAGTATACTAGCCTGCATTTATTTGATTGTGACCAATTTCTTTATATAAAGATTAAATGTTAGTATCATTAAATGTCTTTTACCGTGGGTGGTAGAGTCATAAAATATGACATACATACAGAAAATGTCATACCTATCCGTTCAAAAACAAAAAACTATGTGGTAAAATTTAATAAAAAACCGTTGATAAATACTCGAGATGTTTTGATCATAGATAAAAAAGTGTCAGAACTTTACGACATCTCATCAGATTATGATAGAATTATTACATTTGATGCTATCGAAGAAAACAAATATATGGAAAATGTTTTGAATGTGATTGAACAACTATCGGATTATAACACAAAAAAGAGTGACACACTTCATGTATACGGGGGTGGTATAACACAAGATGTTGCAGGTATGGCAGCTTCAATGTATAAGAGAGGTTTGAATTGGTATTATACACCCACAACTCTTCTCTCTATGTGTGACAGTTGCATAGGTTCAAAAGTAAACGTAAATTTTAAAAAATATAAAAATCAATTGGGAACCATGTACCCACCCGATCTGGTAAATATAGATACCATGTATCTACAAACATTATCTAATGATGACATAGACTCCGGAGTTGGTGAAATACTCAAACTTTTTTCAATTGCGGGTGTTCCTTGGGAAATTGACAATATGGACGAATCCATCAAAACATGTCTTAACATAAAAAAAGCCTTCATCGAAGAAGATGAATACGAACGCACAATTAGACCAATTTTAAATTATGGTCATACTTTTGGTCATGTTTTTGAGACTATTTCGGATTTTAAAATACCTCATGGAATTGCAGTTTTACTTGGTATGTATGTTGTTGATTGTTACTTTGGTCAAGATGTTTCGAAATATCACAATTTTTTGGATACGATGAAATTATACACTGGTCATATAAAACATGATGAAGAACTATTTCTCAATATTTTACAAAATGACAAAAAGGTGACGGGTAACACTATAAATCTCATAAAAGTTGAAAATGGTGTTTCATGTATGGTGAAGACAAAGGTTGACATAAATATGGTTAAACACGTTTATTCATATATATCTAAATTATGAATCTCGTCTTTGGATCAAATGGATACGTGGGTAGACATATTTCACAACATCTGATGAACATGAATAAACGTGTAACACATGTTACACGAGATGTGTATGACATGTCAAAACCTAACAATACACAAGGTTTGGATTCGTATCATGACATCGAAACTATAATATGGTGTTCTGGATCAAATCATAATGATAAAATTGGATCGTTGGATTATAACGTTTACGATACAATGATGGATGTAAATGTAAACGGTATAGTGAAGTCAATGGATTACCTCGTATCGAACAATAAGATAAAAGATGGTGCAAGATTGTGTATAATAAGTTCTGTCATGGAAGAGAGAGGACGTGTTAATAAACTATCCTACACGGTATCAAAGAGTGCTGTTGGTGGAATTGTAAGAGCCTCGCATATAACATTATATGATAAAAACATACTTATCAATTCTATTTTACCGGGTCCAATTGATAATGAAATGACACGGAATACATTATCAAAAGAAGAAATGGAAAAAATTTCACCATTTTTTGTAAATATAGAAGATATTTGTAAAATGTGTTATCTATTATGTTTTGAAAACACTTCAATCACTGGACAATCAATAAAAATTGATAACGGAATAAGTTCAAAAATTATTTATGCGTGATAAGGTTCACCAAGATTTGATTTGTCTACAATTTCCCAATTGGCACCAAACCGTTCCGCCCATTGTGAAAGGAGTAATTTTTCCGGATATACTAAATTGTATTCTTTATCGTTGCGACGACCTTTCACATATTCCAAAACAACCTTTTTGACATCCTGAACATCTATGAAATCAAAATATCTATCTTGTTCAATGATGACATGTCCATCTCTTTTACATACTGCACTAAATCTTGTTGGCAGTTCGTCCGGTCCGTAGCATCCCCAGATCCTGAGTGAGTAGGCATTTGGAATAGTTTCAATACGTCTATCTATTAACCATTTTGAGAGACCATATGGATCAGTTGGTGGATTTCCACGTAAAGCTGCGCCACTTGAGAAGTAAATCAATTTTCCTTTGAAGACTCTGACAACATTTTCAAACATGAGAAGGTTTTTATATATAACTTCACCATCATCCACTTTGAGACGACTTCCACCAATGACTGCACAATGTATCACGACATCGTAATCATGTTTATCAAAATATTCCTGAACAGACTTTTGATCGGTAAGATCTACATCTTGTCTAGTCACACCCACCCAATCTGTATTTCTTACGAGATTTTTACCCACAAACCCATTTGCACCTAATACACAGACTTTTGCCATCTTGTTTAAAGTTAATTCAATACTTTAACCTATATGATTTTTATCACTGAATTGAATGTTATTAAAAGTATAAAGAGTTCGCCGTTATGTATGATATAATGAAGATTGTTTATTGTGGATTTTTCAAAACAGCGTCTCGTAGTATTGGTGATTTCATAAACGATGTAGTAAATTACGAAACATACGCTGGTAATTCGGTTGATTTACATTCTCACCCAACTGATCTTTTATTAGGTCATTTCAATGTAAGTGGTGAGGACATCACATCTTCTATTCATAGAGGTGTAGTTGAAAACCCGCAAATTTATAAGTTTCTCCATGATCATGAAAATATGTTAGCTCGAGACATTCCATATTTTGGAATGTATAAGTATATAAACGAAAATTTTGACGATTCAAAATTTATCATATGCATAAGAGAAACTGAATCTTTCCTTAAAAGTTATATGAATCACACGAATAAACAGTTAGCGATTGCCAGAGATAAAACAAATCTAGTAACATATGGAATTTCCGGGCCATGCACAGATGATCACAAAGAAAAAATAAAGCTTGTATACGAAGCCCATAATCAGAGAGTTTTAGATTATTTCAAAGACAAACCTGGGAAACTCCTCGTTCTAAAGTTTGAAGACATTGGAACTGAAAAATTTCAGAAGGATATCTTAGACTTTTTAGAGTTGGAAAATCCAAACAACATTAAAATGAAACACATTGCTTAAAAGTATTGAAGCATAACATATCAGAATGCCCAAGAAAGTTTGGTATGCACCCAACAAATTTGAATCATATGGGGAGGAAGAAATTAAAGCCGTTGAGGCTTGCTTGCGCGATGGCTGGCTCGCTGGCTTTGGTGATCGTACTGTGGAGTTTGAGAAGAGAGTGGCTGACCTATTCGGAAAGAAACATGGACTCTTTGTAAACTCTGGTAGTAGTGCCATCCTTTTGGGTCTATGTGCCCTAGATCTCCCAAAGGGATCTGAAGTTGTCACACCCGCATGTGGGTTTGCTACGACCGTGGCCCCCCTAGTTCAGTTGGGTCTAAAGCCCGTATTTTGTGACGTTGGTCTTGATACATATGTGCCAAGTGTTGAAGAGTTAAAGAAAGTTGTAACACCAGAGACTAAATGTCTTCTTCTCCCTAATCTAATTGGAAATGTACCAGATTGGCCGGCCATTAGAGAGGCTTTCCCTAACCTAATTCTATTTGAAGATTCGGCGGACACTATTACTCATACATTTTGCACTGATGTGAGTACTACCAGCTTCTACGCGAGTCATGTGATCACAGCGGGTGGTGTAGGTGGAATGGTAATGTTTAATGATGATGAGCACCTCAAGAGATCCCTCATGTTTAGGGATTGGGGACGTATCGGTGACAATATTGAAGAACCCAGTGAGCGATTCAATCATTCAGTTGATGGTATCCCATACGACTGGAAGTTCCTGTATGGTGTAGCAGGTTATCACCTCAAGGCTTGTGAAATGAATGCAGCTTTTGGTCTCGTACAGCTTCACAAACTTGAGGGATTCTTGCGTAAGAGGCGTGAAAATATTAAGAGATACCTAGAGAATCTCAAGGATTGTCCTTACTTTACACTTCCCGATGACTCTCAAAATCCAAACTGGCTTGCAATTCCACTCCAGTGCCCCGATCGTCTAGAGATTGTTAAGTATCTGGAAGAGAATGACGTACAGACCCGTGTAACCTTTGCGGGTAACATTACCAGGCATCCAGCGTTTCGTGAATACCTAGGTGAGTTTGAAAATGCCGATAAGATCATGAAGGATGGTTTCCTTTTGGGTGCCCATCACGGTCTAGACATTGAAGATGTTGACCGTGTGTGTAATTTGCTTAAAACATTTGCGGCTACTAAAGTAAATGCCTAATGCATTGGTAACAGGGGGGTGTGGATTCATCGCATCCAACTTTATTAACATCATGCATAAACGGTATCCGGATATAACATTTGTGAATATTGATAAACTTGATTATTGTTCAAACGTGCACAATTTAGATAAAGGTGCATCCGTTCTATTTCACGGTTCTCTATGCAATCCAGAGTTTGTTGAGAGTGTCATAAACTTTTACAATTTTGATTACGTGTTTCACTTTGCTGCACAAAGTCATGTGGATAACTCATTTATTGACCCCATTAGTTTCACTATGGACAATACATATGGTACACATGTACTCATTGAGATGTGTAGAAAGTATATACCCGATACCAAGATTATTCACTTTAGCACAGACGAAGTTTATGGTGAGTCTCTCACAGATGAACCCTTCACAGAACTTACAGGTGTACTTAAACCCACTAATCCATATTCGGCATCTAAAGCTGCAGCTGAGATGATCGTTAGGTCATACATTCAATCATTTGATATGGATATCAAAGTGATTAGGTGTAACAATGTATATGGCCCAAATCAATATCCAGAAAAACTCATACCAAAGTTTAAGAGACTATTGAGGGAAGGTAAGAAGTGTACGATCCATGGAACTCGTAGTGCCCAAGTTAAAAGGGCTTTCATGCACGTTGATGATGTCGTTGATGCAGTTGATACTGTGTGGAAGAAGGGTACATCCGGTGAAATCTATAACATAGCATCCGACGATGAGATAAGTGTGATGGAAGTTACGAAGTTGATGATAAAAACTATTTTGGACACAGAAGATTATGACAAGTGGATCACATACGTGGATGATCGTCCATTTAATGACACGAGATATCACATTTGTGCCAAAAAGTTGAAGGAATTGGGATGGGCACAAAAGAAGCGTAGAGAAGATCTTATTAAATTTCTAAAAGATTAAAGAATATATCAACCATAACCATATAATGACATTTTACCTCCCAGATTCTATGGGATGGGGTAATGTTGCTCTATGTTTATCTGATTTAGTACACCGATCCCCAAAACCACGTGTTTACAAAAGTTTAATGGATGTGGACCGAGGTGTAACTTTTCACGGATTTGAAATTACCGATGATCCAAATGAGGAAAAGTTTGATGCTCGCATTTTAATAAACCCTACATACTTTCATCAGGTTCATTCAAATCTCAACAAGATTATCAAACCCACAAAAGAACTTCAAGAAATAATTAATAAACATGTACAATGGTTACCACATGGATTGAGTGTAGGTATCCATATTCGTCGTGGAGCATGTTCCCAAGACTCGAAAGATATAGGTTGTCACGGTAAAGATGAAAATGGAAACATAAAGAGGGCATACTTTGCGAAGGACAGTGCTATAGAAAAGTTCATAAAGATTGTTGAAGATTGTGATGGTAAAATATTTCTGGCGAGTGACAGCCATGAAATCAAAGATATGTTCAAGAAGCGTTTTCCGGAGAAGATTATAACCCTTGAGCATGACATAGTACTCACATATAAGTGTGACACACTCAAAAACTATGATGTCAGACGAGAACAGAGGCTCGCGTGTTATATTGATTGGTTTTTACTTTCAAAATGTAAAGATTTATACATAACTGCGGGTAATCAGGACCTTACAGATCTTTCAACATTTGGATATAGCGCTGGAGCATACGGGAGGTCAAATATTCATTTTGTTTTCAATTAGTTTAAAATCTAAAATATTTACACGATGATCCTGATCTTCGTTTAGAACGTATTTGACATTTTTAATATCCACCCTCTTTCCATAGAGTTCATAAAATTTGTCTTCAACCCTCTTCTTCTTTTCTTCAAACTGTTTGAACTCCTCAAGGAGTTTGTTGAAATTAATCTTTGGAAGATTTTTATAGTTTTGAACATATGCTGCCCAATTAGATGGTTTTCTAGTGTCATGATCAAGTGAACTTTCCCGTTCTATATTTGATGTTTGATGGGTGATTGGAATGTTAAGTACGGGTTTTTTAGAAGAATTTAGCATACCATGAACCACAATATCGGGTGCTTCATCCATGTTTAGATTGGTGAGAAAAGAAATTGCAAAATCAAGAGAAATCCAAGTAACTTCACAACCACCATTATTGGGTAATTGATACACTTGACGTAACTTTGGTTGAAGATTGAAAAATGGAGAAGTTCCCAAATTTATGAATCCATTTTGTTCAACTTCATCGGGAATACTATTCAAGATTTTTTCCCAATCTCGGTAAAAAACAACATCGTCATCAATATGAAGAGCACATTCAATTCGTTCATCGACCATTTGTTTCATCATTATGATACTTTTAACAAAATTACTAGTCAACTTGGGACCATAAGGAAGATTTAACTTTACATTCAACCATTGCACAAATGGATGGTCGTGGTTGTAATCTTCAACCCAACGAATATCTTTAATAGGAACCCTCTCTTTGAGATGCTCTTGTAGGAAGACCTTTCTCTCAGGAGATAAATTGGGACAATGTTTGATAAATGCAACTTCGGGTATCTTCATCTATCTGATGATAGATTAATTTCTATAAGTATAATAAATGTCTAACATAGCTGCATCTGAAAGAGCTTCCAGGATGTACAACAATGCCAGGGCTATTGCCTCTGGTAAAGTTGACCTTGAAGTGTCTTGGACTACCGTCTTTGGTATCCTTGTTCTTGGGTTTCTGTACATGGTGACCGCCTCTATTGGTATTAACGTCTTCTCCAAATGTGATTCTATGAAGGGTAAGCCTGTTCAGGAGAACCTCAATAAGTACCTTGCGATCACTCTCACCATCGCCCTCACCATTCCTTTCACTCTCCTAGTGACCAAGCTTGCCAACAACGAGGCTGGTGTTTTCATGATCATCTATTCTCTCATGGGTCTCATTGGAGGTGCCGCAGCTCTCAACTGGACCCTCAATTGTCCAGATGCCAAGGAGGCCGAGAAGGGTTATTCTACGTTCAGCGTTGTGCTCTTCACCCTCACCCTTCTTGGTTCTGCGTATGTCATGCGCCCCAGATTTATGACGATCTCTCGTTCGTTAAATAACAATAAATTGGCATAAATGTATAATATAGGATGAAACCAATAGCTATAAATGTATACATTCTCTTGATGCTCGTGTCTCACGTGATACGTAGGACAGGAACATTAACAATGAATGAAAAAATTGAAATAATAGAGTTTTTAGGTTACATGGCACTCAACCCCAACAGAGTGGTGAATCCAAGCATAGCAAGCCTACCATTCTTAAGCTCAGCCTCGGGAGTGAACGACCAAAACTCCTCGTTCCCAAAATCCTTAACGGTGATGAGCGAGGCCGCGGCCAATGTAGTCACAACACCAGTGGCAGCAGCTGCATACATTGGATCCTCAGCTTGCTGAATGATATTCTCACCAGACATCATCCAATCAAGAGAACCCCAAAGAACACCTTGCATAGCAGCACGACCGTTGACAACCTCAGCGAAGCGTGCAGCCTTTAGCATACCAGTGTCAAGGGCTCCCTTGACTGGAACCTTTGTGGAAGCACGTGGAGTCTTCACATTCTTGGTAGAAGAAGTAGTAGAAGGCTTGGGAGTAACACGAGCGCAAATAATGGAAGACATTTCTACATTGATGACGTAAGCAAACTTTAAGCCTATTAAAATAGTTTATTTAGATTTGGAAGATCTGGAAGATTCGGAAGATTCTCACTTTCTTTAATGAGGATCTTATTCAATACGTAAACCTGAATAGCTAACCCGATTCCGGTGTAAGCTACTGTAAAGTTCATACCATACTTTCTAGACTGGTAAATGAACCAAAGAGAGCTCGCGATGATACTCAATATGACAGCATTTTTAGACTTCTCATCAACCTTATCAGATTTAATCAGATCTTGATACATCTGTATAAAACCAATACCAAACGCGACTGCTGCAATTACGTTATCTGTATTCATTTTTAATCTATACTAAGAATATAAATGGACGCTATATTAGAAAAGTTTACCGGAAAGATTGATGCCAGGGAAGTTATCACTATAGTTGAAGAGATCAAGAGAGAATACCTCGGTGACGGTCTGCAAAAGGAAGACATCCCCCCTATTGTTGCAAAGTTGATGATCAACGCCGCTAAGTTCAAGCAACTTGAGGGTCCCCAAAAGAAGAAGCTCGTCATAGCCCTTCTTTACCACCTCATTGAGGAGATTGACGAGGGTAAGGAAGACACGGAGTTTGAAATTCTTCTCAAGACTATGGTTCCACCTATTATTGATGGTTTTGCCGGTATGCTTAAAGCTAAAAAGGCTGTAGCAAATATCTTTTCGTGCTGTATGAAACCAAATTAAGGATTTGGGCCACTAACAATGTAGTATGAAGTTCCCTCCTCTGGAGGTTATGATACAGTACGGAATATATACTGTAAAAGAACTTGATCGCTTTTCCAAAGGACTTGTCCCGAAAAAGAAAAACCTAAGTGTGCTTAACGAGTGTGAAAAGTGCTCGTTTGTGTTTCCGGGGTCAACGTGTAATAATTGTTCGTGATGCCTTTCTATTTAGTTGAAAGTTACATGTCAAAGAATCCGAACGCGGAGGCGCAAGGTGGACATGTCATATGCGGTGAGAGGAGACTCATAAAACAACTTTACCGACAATGTATGAAAAAGGGGTATAAACCCCATCAATTTTCTGAATGGCTACATAGGAAATATGGAGAGATGATAGTTCAACGAAAAACCTGTGACGGTCACGGGAACTCACTTCCATGTGTCCTCTGTAGGAAAGCTATAGAGAAGGTTGGTATTAAATGGGTAGCGTATGACGGATCTAATTGGGTTCACAGTAAAAAAACTATTTGTTTACCGACATCTATACCCACTAATAAACAACAAAGGGTTCTAGGTTTTAGGCGTGATAATAAGACCCAAAGCTGATTCTAAGTTATTGTGACTTCGTTTGAGCGGCTTAGTCCTCTTTAGTTTTAGTGCGTTATTAGATGACGATGCATTCTTTATTTCATCCATCCTCTTTGTGTCTGAAATAATGGGTACTGTATTATCTATCACTGGTGTAGTTTCAATTTTTTTAGGTTCTTCTACATCCCTCGTTTGATTTTTTCTGAATTCTTCTATAGTCATATCACCACCGAATTCTTTTAGCATAAATCTATTTGGTGCAGGTTTTACAGGTCCAATCTGATTGAACATTTTTTTACGCATCATCACCACGTTTCCACAGATACGACTCCCCACTGTGCACCCATATTTGTCAATTGCGTGAGACTTTACACAACTCCATGAACAGTAGTTGCCAGCCGTGTAAAACTTGTTTCTACGATCATCGTATTTATAAGGCATACTTAGAGGTGTTCCCTCAAAAGAATGGCAACACCACCAACACCACATAAAGTAATTTTTTACTTTCTCTTTAAGCTTGACATTATAAGTATGAATAATATACACAAACACAGTGAAGACCCACTTGAATAGTAAGTCAAATACCTCACATTTTTATCCTTCCACCTAAAGCGTTTGGGGAAACGGGTGATCGGAAGTCTATTGAGAGGAAACTTATCGAATGGGGGTTGTCTATCTAAAGCTCTGTCCATGAAACTTGTATCTCTCTCCTCGGTCCACCAATCTGGAAATGTACGTATTCTATTTGGATCATAGTTACATTTGACAGCAATCTGACTGTTTGAATGTGTACGTATGTCTATATCTTTACCACATATTGGGTAAGTGTCTGCACAGTCACTCTTAACATCTGGAGGAATATAACCACTATCACACGACCTTGGTCTACAGTGTCCCTTTGTTTTAAGGATATTGTAGGACGCAACCTCTTCACCCTCTTCGAGTTCGGCTCTCTCTTCTCTTGTACTGAAAGCCTCTTTGTTTTCCTCAAGGACTTTATAGTATGCACATCCAGCCGCTTCCGGGTTCGCATCACACACGTTATTCTTCATGTTGTAGCATATACAGTCTCTATCATCGGGTTTAGCCTGACAGTATTTTTCCCATGTTTCATCATATTTGTCTCTTAATTTTTCTTTAGTACATCTACTGTCACTTTTAATACGATTTTCTGCATCTATACCTAATCTTGTGTTAGATGCTAAAGTTGTTAAATACTTAGGTCCATCTTGATTGAGACACCATTGAGACCTCAAAACATTTTTTCTGTCCCTGTCCTCACATGTTAGACCACCTCCGATTTGTTCTGTATAATTGCCGAGGGATTGACAAAACTCATCAGCTAACCCTTCCCAATTGAAAGTTGATTCACAACCAATACTCTTAATGTACTGGAGTCCATATGCCGTTAAGGGCATCTTTTCACGATTTGTGAGATAATCCTCACCATATTCCTCTACCATCTGTTTGTGGGTTTCTTCACATTGATCAATCTCAATTGGAACTTGTGATACACTATTTAGATCACAGTTGACGTAACCAAAAGCACACGCGGCTCCAGCGCCGGCACCTAGCAACAAAGCCATGGTTATCTACTGAATGTAAATATTTTTATCGTCGTCTGAACCTAGATGGCCCAGAGTTACCACCACCCGAAGTTACCAATAGTAATATGACGACTATGAATGCACATGACATGAATGAGGAACTAACCGAAGCCCCCAAACCAATCTTTTTGTTTGGGTCATCTCCAGTGATGTCACTAACGGAGAGGGGTATATACGTTTGTACATCAGTGGGTAAATTTGCAACCAAATTTGCAGCGGGATTTCCAGGATTCACTAAGTTACCATCTTGATCAAACTCTTTACCACCTATGTTGCACGTCGCGTCAATGGTGGACTCCGTTATACCCTCAGCTTGGATGGATTGTCCACAAATTTGAATGGGTGCAGCGCAATTTTGGTTAGCGTTTGCTGGTATGTACTTGGGACCATCTTCACTCTCTTGACACACTAAACCGTAACATGCTTCACGACCAGACCAGGCAGTTCTAAAAGCCTCGGGAGTTTTCTCAACCAAAACGTCATATGTTATAGCCTTTTCTGGACACCCGGCGGCATTTGGATCTGTATCACATACATTGTTCATCACGTTGTAACATGAACACCAAGGATCTGATTTACCATTTTCACTTATGCAATACGCCCTCGCGAGTTCAACATATGTATTGTCACCCAAATATTCTCTTGTACAAGCGGCTGATGTCCTTATGTGGTCACCTTCACCACAATATTCTCTAGCCAGGGCCTGTCCTGTGTTTCTCTCTATACACGTTCCCGCAGACCCACCCGGATCTAGTGTGAAATTGTTTACGTCGTTACAGAATTCTGTTCTCGCTTGTTCTAACCATGAACTTAGTGTATTTGTACCTTTACAATTCGGATCTGTATTGAATCCCCTAAGTTGTGAATCACTCAGTTTAGGCTTTTTATAAGAATCACAAGTGGGTCTGTTGTCTGGTGGTGGTGGTGGGGGTGGTGGATCAGGTACAAATGCACTCACTACAGGTATAGAGTTACCTATATCCTGAAAAACATCTCCAGCATCTCCTCCCATGTTGATGGTTTAAATCTATTATCTACTGATATTTTATTAAACGTCTGGTCAACTTTAATAAAATTGGGCATTTACAGAGTCTTCACCGTATGAATCTACTTGGTCCGCTAGAACCACCACCTGAAGTCAGTAGTAGAAGTAAAAGTACGACACATATACAAAAACTCATACCAGAACCACCCACGCTTATAAATTTATTTGTGTCACCCGATGTTAAATCGTCAATTGACATTGGTATATATTCACGAAATTGTGTAACCAGGTTTTCGGCGGGGGTGTCATCCACCACATTACCCTCTGAATCAACTTCCTTACCACCTATATTACACGTCGCGTCAATGGTGGACTCCGTTATACCCTCAGCTTGGATGGATTGTCCACAAATTTGAATGGGTGACGCACAATTTAGATTGGCCTTTTCGGGTATGTACTTGGGACCATCTTCAGTCTCTTGACATACTAGACCATAACACGCTTCACGACCAGACCAGGCAGTTTTAAACGCCTCGGGGGTTTTCTCAACTAAAATATCATATGATATAGCCTTTTCTGGACACCCGGCTGCATTTGGATCTGTGTCACATACATTGTTCATCACGTTAAAACAGGAACACCAAGGTTCTGATCTACCAGTGTCACTTGCGCAATATGCCACTGCGAGATCAACATACACGTCCGGGCCTAGATACTCTCTTGTACAAGCGGTTGTTGTCCTTATGTTATCACCTGTACCACAATATTCTCTAGCCAGGGCCTGTCCCGCGTTCCTCTCTATACACGATCCCGCAGACCCACCTGGATCTAGTGTGAAGTTTTTTGGATGATTACAAAATTCGGTTCTCGCTTGTTCTAACCATGAACTTAGTGTATTTGTACCTTTACAATCCGGATCTGTATCGAATCCCCTAAGTTCTGCATCACTCAGTTTAGGATTTTTATAAGAATCACACGTGGGTCTCGTATCTATTGTGACTGTGTGACTGTGTGGTAAAAGTGAAAAATGATATTCCCGTTTAGGAAACGGCCACACCATGATATTTTAATCTATTATCTACTAAGATTTTATTAAATGTTGAGTTAACTTTAATAAAATTGAGTACTTCTATTTCAGGGTATTTACAAAGTCTTCACGAGTTCCAAAAGTTCAGCCTTCTTGGCTTCAGTCGCGAGCGACAAGATCTTCTCGAGCTTGGTGTCATCGTCGGTCAACTTCTTGGCCATAGCATAGACGATGAATGGGTTAGGGTCTTCGCGGTTCTCAACATAGAGAACAATATCGGAAGCGGAAGCGGCACCTTCTAAGTTCTCAACTCGCCTGGAACGCATGACTAACCAACCCGTGATAGCTATGATAGCCACAATCAGAATGACCTGATTGAGTTTAATCTTTTTGAGATTGAGTTTCATTATACATTTCAATAACATTTTTTTTCTTGGTATAATTTAATAAAATATGGGAGGAGGTGGAGATCAAAGAATCAACCAAGCCTTCGATATGTCCGCCATCAACCAGAGTATTTACGAACAAACTACAATTAACAAAAATACATCCCTCGCGTCTCAGACTAACATTCAGACCATGGATGTTCAATTAAGAAATGTCGTAGGATGTGACGCGACCTTCATACAAAATATAGATGCTGAAGCAAGTTCTAGTTCTACACTTAATAATACACAAGAAACTGAAATTAAGAATGCTATCACGACTGAGATGACAGCCGCCGTTCAAGCCCAGATTGAAAAGGCTACAGAGGCGGGTAACTTCCAATTTGGTGACGCACAGAATGTCAACCAAGAAGTGACACTTGAGATCGAAAACATCATTAAAAACACCGTCATTTTAAAAAATATCAACGAAGCTATTGCTGAACAGGTGAGTATCCAAGACAAATTAATTACCATTGATGGTATGGATTGTCGCGAGGGTGGTGGTATTAATTTTGAACAAGATATTGTCGCTCAAGTTGCAGCGGATATTATTACTAATAATCTCACAGATGCCATTGCTTCTAGCGACTTGATGAACCAGTTGGATGCCGCTGCTGAGGCAGCTCAAAAGTCTGAGAACAAGGGTCTCGCTGATATTATCACTTCCTTTTTTGAGGGTCTCACAGGTCCCATGAAGTATGCTATGATCGCCTCTGTGGTGTGCTGCTGCATGATCGTTGTTCTTGCTGTCGTTATGGGTCTATCCCCAGCTGGTCAGTCCGCTACCAAGAACCTTGGTGCCGCTGGCGCTTCCCGTCTCGGTCGTCGCTTTTAAAATCCATTTGTAATAATTCCATCAACTCTGTACCTATACATATATTCCAACTCTTCGTCTTCTTTATGTGTATACGTATAAACCCGGATATCTTCATTTTTGCAGTGAGTTATAAAATCATGATCTAGACATGTCCAATGGAGAATTACTACGTTAAGGCCCATTGTTATCAACGGATATTCACTATAATGAAAAGTTGTCTCAAAAGTTGAACCTATTTTGAATTCTGGGGGTAACTTGTAAATTATTTTTCGGTTGAAACTACAAAAAGTTACATTTCTTGTTGATTCATTCTCATAAAACTTTTCTAGTGCTTCAACTATTCCGAGGTCCGCACCTTTTATGTCTAGAATTAGAAGTGTTCGGCGTATCTCAGGTATTTCTTCGTAGACATCTTGGAGTGTTATGATTCCAAGTTCCTTTAGTTGATCCAAACTCATTTCCGATATGAACCTACCTTTGACGTATACATCATGGAACAGGACTATTTCCCCAGTCTCACAAAGCTGTACATCAATTTCAACCCCATCATATTCCCTGTGAATTGCCTCCCTTATAGCTTCAATACTATTGTCCTTGTACTTTAGGGAATATCCTCGATGGGCTATACACTTCATTAACTTAAAGGTATATTTAAAGATTTATCTAATGATTCTGAGTATTGATGTTGGTATAAGGAATCTTGCGATGTGTCTACTTGACGATGAGAATGGCAATCTTGTTAGAGAATGGGATGTCTCCGGTGTTCCACCTGAACACAAAGATGGTGTCTATGTCTCTCTTCGGAAACACTTAGATGAGAGACCTTGGGTACTTGGTGCAAAGACCATCCTCATTGAGAAGCAACCTGATCGTAACAAGAAGATGATCTCGGTCATGCACTTCCTACACGCATACTTTATTATCAAATGTCCTCAAGCTGAAACAATTATTTATGACGCTCGTCACAAGATTCCTGATGTCGCGGGACCTGGTAAGGCTCAATACAACAAGAGAAAGAAGGTTTCCATAGAGAGGTGTGAAGAGTTCATTAGAAGTGGACCAACTAATGCACATTGGTTAGACACTTTCCTCAAGTCCAAGAAGAAGGATGACTTGGCTGATACTGTCATGCAAGCCCTGTCCTTCGTGAATAGAGTTGAAGTCAAAACCACAAAGAAACCCAAGAAAACTACAAAGTTGGTAGCTCGCAAACCCAACGAGAATCAAAAGAGGACAAAGTATTCAAAGTCAAACCTGGCATGGATTTATCTTAATAAACCTGAATGTGAAGTTTTGGAGAACAACAGGAGGTTTATGAAGGATCTCAAAAGATATTACAGAGATCTCAACGACTTGATTAAAGATTTGAGGGGAACGTAGATTATAAAAGATGCAAAAGAATGTCCTGGATCACGGATTTGTACGCCTCGTGGACTACATGCCTCGGCAAGATTTGGACTCGTCAATTGTACAAGCTGCCAGAGTCTCATATGGAGATGGGACTAAAACATCACGGGGAGATCGGGGTCTCATCCGATATCTCCTTAGACATTGGCACACCACTCCATTTGAGATGGTGGAATTCAAGTTTCACATCAAAATGCCCATATACATTGCCCGACAACACATGCGACACCGCACCTCCAGTATAAATGAGCTTTCTGCGCGTTATTCTGTGGTCCCCAAGGAGTATTATGAACCGGAGACTCTACGTGGACAGTCTAAGGTGAATCACCAAGGTTCCGAGGGTGTTGTTGAGGTTGGGAAAGATCTGGGTAAGAAGGTGTCCGACCATCTCAGTCATTCTTTTGATGTATATGAGGAGCTCCTAGAGAATGGGTGTTGCCGAGAGCAGGCTCGTGGTAACCTTCCACAGTCTACCTACACGGAGTTCTATTGGAAGATCAATCTCCATAACTTGATGCACTATCTCCAGCTCCGAATGGAGGCTGGTGCTCAGAAGGAGATTAGGGACTATGCAAACGCCATGTATGAACTGGTGCAGCCCCTCGTCCCCATCACTATGGAAGCGTTCCAAGACTTTAGAGTGAATGCCATGCAACTCACTGGTCCGGAGATTGAGGCTCTAGCTACTGGCAAACCCATTGATAGCCCTGGGGAGAGGAGAGAGTTTGAAGAGAAATTGAAGCGTTTGAAAATTGAACTTAAAAATTAAATGTCATTACAATACAACAAAAGAAATATGTTCGCTATTACATTCTCTCCCACTTATGCTGCAAGCACCGACCGCTTCAAGAAGTTTGGTAAGAAGATGAAGAAGCAACGTCAAGATGACCTTGGCAAGATCAAGGATAAGGTTTCGGATATTGCCAAGGAGGAACAACGTCGTGCTAAGGATATTCTCAAGGAACATCAGGATTTTTTCAAGAAGTCTAAAAAGTCCAAGGGTTCCGCGAAGAAGACTTCTATTGACTTTTACGAAAAGTAAACCACATGAGAAGAAAGACAAAAAACAAAGCCAATGGTGTATCACCAAATCTCTCAGCCAGAAGAGCACATAATACACTGTATTGAACAACTCGTATTTCCCTTCTCGTTTTGACCATTGATCTCTTCATGGCTGCTCTGGATTTCTCCAAACCCAGAACAGCTGTACTAATCTTACCAATTTTAGAGGGTATCTCTGTGGTTCTCATAAACATTTCATTCAGGTCTATAGATTCCATGAATTGTTGTTGAATCATGGGTTCCAGATATGTGAAGTAGTTGAATTCCGGATCAAGTTGGAGACATATCCCCTCTATGATAGAAAAGGACTTTGCTAAATATACAAAGCTTGTTGGTACAACGAAAGGTTTTTCAGCGGCGAGTTGTACAGCTAGGTCATCATTCATTATTCCTGAGCCATCTAGGGTCTCCAAGTACCCCAAAATGGATTCAAAGAACAATTCAATATCAGACACATCAGATGTTGTTGGTACAATGACACCTAGTTTTATGAGTACAGCGACGATGCCAGCAGTGTCGCGGGTAATGATATAACCAAATAGATTCTTAAACCCATCCCTCAATTCTTCAGACAGTTTTACAAGCAAGCCAAAATCATAAAATACAAGTTTACCCCTAGATGAAAACCCTAAATTACCTGGATGTGGATCGGCGTGGAAGAGACCATTGTCCATTGTTTGGATGACATACGAGTTGATGAGGGCTTCACAGATCTTCTTCTTGTTCACTTTGGGATCTTTGATCTCAGTCAACTTTGTAGAAGGTACATACTCCATGACGATCATCTCATCGTTGGAATACTTTTTGTAAACCCTGGGAATCTTAACCCATTCCACACCTCTCATACTCCTCTTAAATTCCACAGCATTCTCAATCTCTTGAAGATAGTCAGCTTCACCAAGAAGGTACTGTATAGACTCATCAAGGACATACCCAGAACTGTTACCTGTGTCTATACCTACACGCTCCAGGAAATGCACAATGTCGCGGATATTGTCTGTATCTTCCTTCATCGTCTCAAGAATTCCCGGTCTCTTTACCTTGACAACCACTTTCTGACCACTCTGAAGCACTGCCATGTGAACCTGTCCAATACTGGCCGATTTAAAAGGTACAGGATCAAACTCCTTGAATATTTCCTGATTTACAACAGTATCAAGTTTCACGGGAGGGACGTTATCTTGAAGTGATTCCAATTCTTTTGTAAATTCGGGTGGATAGAGATCCCCTCTCGTGGAAGCGATTTGACCTAATTTTACAAATGTTGGACCAAGATCAAGAAGTTCATCCCTTGTCCACCTACCCAATTCAGATTTGTTTTGTACAGTGGAGTTTTTCCATAAAAATTTGGCGGCAAACTTCCATGTTTTTAGTTTCCGATTAGAGGGGTTAATTCTAACCGGGTTATGTTGTGCTATACATAACATCCTATCTTACATTTATGTTTTATTTTTTAACTGTAAAAAAATATCTTATGTTAATTTAATGAAAAATCTATCGAGTTTCCTCGGTCCATTAACTAACGTTACAGAAAACACTATCAAAGCTCAGCCAATCTTATATACTCTCATTATTCTGTATCAAGGTCTCTTCTCTGCTAACGCTATCAGAATTCCTAAAAATCTCAGAACCCTCTTCAGAAGTAAGGTGTTCAGATTTGTATCACTCATGCTCATCGCCTTCAGTGCGACAAAAGATGTTGAGTATGCACTCATATCAACTATGATATTCTTAGTTGTGATGTATGCCATAAAGACTCCAGAGGAGCGGAAGACTCAAGGACTTATTTAAAATGTTTACAAATATAAATGCTCCTCAAGGTTTTGAGTCTTAATTTTATTGCTATATTGCTTTTTACTATAATGTATTTTACTCTTTCAATGACTGGTGAAGAACACTTCAATGGTTTGGATAAGTCTTCCAGTTTCTTGGACCATGTGTATTTCGCCTTCACTATACAGTCAACTGTCGGTTTCGGTGACATTTATCCCAAGAGTTCAATAGCCAAGACCATTGTTATGCTTCAACAGTCTATTCTAATCTTAGAAGCTCTTGAGCTTCTTTCTGAAGTGGGTTCTTCGGCTCCAAATGTGATTCTAAACACGGTGAAAAAATGATCTAAACGTATTTTAAATGTGGCAAACATTCATAATTTTGTATTTATCTTATCTCATACTCGGACCACACTGGGAAACCCGACTCATCAAAGGTGAAAAACTTAGGGTTGTTGAAAGTTTAACAGAGTTTGGAAGAAGATCTATCTTCATATCCTATGTGGCACTCCTCTTTGTTGCGTGGTTTCTTTACAAACCCAATATGACAAGTTTTGTGGGTGCTCTCTCCATGACAGGCGCTGCAACAGCCGGATTCTATCTCAAATACGGAAGAGAGCAAATTCCTATGCATCTCTTCCTCGTCATGTTTGTCCTCTATAGGGGTATGGAGCACATGAATACACAATTGTGGTTAACCCTAGCCCTTCTCGTATTTTACACGTTCACTCACGAGAAATTATATATCGGTTAAAAGTAGAATGAAAGTTCATATCGTCGGAGCTGGTCCAACTGGTATGTCCCTCGCTTGGGAGATACTCAGGTCGGGTGATCATGACATCACAATCTACGACAGAAAAACTTCAGCGGGTGGTTCTTGGTGGGAACCCACTGAAGAAGTTCGGGACTTACATGCCCATCGTATAGTGTTTGACAAAGCGTTTGTCAACACCCAAAGTCTTTTTAGAGAGATGGGAATCAAGTGGGATGATATTTTTGAACCAGTTCAAAAAGATATTTATGGATTTATGTTCCGATCCTTGTCTCTGAAAGATTATAGAACCTTGACATCCCTTGCTGCTAGGGTACTCACTAAACCCAAGAAGTATAAGGGTGTGTCCCTCAAAGAGGCCCTCGGACCACTGAGTGAGAGTGGACAGCATCTATTGGAGCACCTTCCTCTAATCATGGATGGTGTGACATGGGATGTCATGTCAGCGTGGGAGTTTGTCAAAAGTTTTGATCACGTTGCCCTCTCTAAACAATACACACAGAGAGTTTCTGGCAAGGTGATGTGTGATGCCATGCAGAAGGCTCTAGAAGATGCCGGTGTTGAGTTTGAGTTTGAAAAGGAACTTGTGAATGTTGAATACATGGAGGATGGTTACACAGCTGAGTTTTCCGATAGAACCACAATTGGCGATGGAATGTTGTTTTTGTGTCTAGACAATAGTCCAGCTCTAAAACTGTTGGGTGACAACTGGGGACCGGATGCCGAAAAGAAAGTTCGTGATAGCACCTACGGCTGTATAAATCTTCTATTTGACTTTGATGAACCCATTGAACTTGGAGATGATTTGGAAATCGCTGCGACGACAAAGTTGAACCTTCAGCCAGTTGTTCTTTCGGATGGAAAGACAGTTTCGTGTGTCATATGTGACCTCACGGAAGAGATTCTCACAACTCCACCAGAAGAATTGAGAACCCTTGTGTTAGGTGAACTTGATGTACCTTTACCCACAGAGATGAGGTTTGGATGGGGTGCACATTGGGATGGCGAGCGTTGGCAATTCTCTCAATCTTCGGGGGTCCTAAGCCTCCACGGGCAACTCCCCTTCTTTGGCGAGTGTCCCAACGTCGCGATGTGTGGTATGATGTCCCCCAGGAATACACCCTACTCTAGTATTGAGGCGGCCGTGGAGGTGTCTCGGGCTCTCAGTCACAAATGTTTTGGAACTAGGGAAGCCCTAAATCCCCTTCTTCTCACACAAGTTGTATCCATAACACTTTTAGTGCTTATAGTTTTAATTCTCGTATATCGTAACAGAAACTTATGAAGTTTCTAGCAAAAGTACACACACCCATGTATGACCATAATGATAAGAAATATATACGTTTGGTCATTCCTGAAAATTGTGCTGAAATTGTAAAACGCGTGCATCTCAATAAAGCGTGGTTGGTAAAAAATCAACACTTAGATAATCCCCTAGATGGTCGCATACTGACAGTGAAGGTTCCATTCCGTTATAGGAGAGTGATGTGCGAAGTCAAAGGGCGACCGGTGCAATCTCTTATAAAGGATGATGAAGTTGAAGTTGAAATAGACTTCAAAGGTGTTTGGAATGTTGGTAGTTACTCGGGCTTCTCTTGGGTACTCTCAAGTTCCTCAATTTCCTGAGTGGGGTCATTTGGAAGTTCGATTGTCTTCAAACCACCCTTCCTGAACCCCTCAAAAGTTTGGAGCACACCCTGAAGGCGGAACACTTCCTGGGTTAACTGCTCGATATTCATACGAAGCTTCTTAATGTTCTCTTCAACGTCTACGACGGGCATTTACTCATTTAAAGTTTATATTCTTTAATTAAGTAGATCATGACAATTCTTACAAGGACTGGATACCTCGTGGATTCGGGTCCAATACAGGAAATTAAAAAAGAACTTACGGTAAGACCACAGGTGAACGGGGATTATGGATTTCCTCCACCGCCTTTTAAAGTTTTCAGAGCGGCTAAGAATGGAGTCTGCGTTCCAAGATTCTACGGAACTTCTAAACTTGGAACGCCCAATGAGGACCGAAGACCTGAACCAGCCAAATCAAACGCAAAGTTTGTTGGACAGCTCAGAGATGCAACACACCAAAACGAAGCATTGGCAGCAGCAATTGAAGCAGGCCACGGGGTCCTTTCTCTACCATGTGGGTACGGTAAAACGACGGTATCCTTGGCCATAGCTTGTAAATTGGGGTACAGAACAATGATTGTCGTTCACAAACAGTTCCTCGCTGACCAATGGCGGGAGCGTATCCAACAATTTTGTCCGGGTGCTACGATTGGAATTGTTCAACAAGATAAAAAGGAGGTTGATTGTGATTTTGTGATTGCGATGCTTCAATCACTCTCTCTAAAGGAATATAGTTTCAGTGACTTTGATTCTGTGGGAACCCTCATAGTAGATGAAGCGCATCACATTTGCGCGAAGGTATTTAGTCAGAGTCTATTCAAGATGTGTCCCAAACACATCTATGGTCTCTCAGCGACTCCAGAAAGAAAGGATGGTCTCACGAAAGTTCTTCATTGGTTCATGGGTCCCACATTCTTCGCAGTTGAGAGGAAAAATCAGGAACAGGTTGAAGTATTTCCCATTACATACGAATCATTTAATTACAGAAATCCTCCACCTTCTACGAGATTCGGAAAAGTCTCAATGCCTAACATGATCACAGAAGTTGTTGAAGATAGAAAGAGAAATCAAATGCTTGTAGAACTTGTCAAAAAAGCTTCAGCTGGCACGAGGCAGTTATTGGTCCTAAGTGATCGTAGACAGCATTGCGAGATGCTTCATCAGTGCTTCCCAAAGACTTCAGGTCTATACATGGGTGGTATGAAAGAAGCTGACCTCCAAGCATCTTCAAAGAAGAAGATCATCTTTGCCACATTCTCACAGGCACACGAGGGTCTAGACATTCCAACCCTTGATACAGTTATTCTGGCTTCACCCAAATCAGATATAACTCAAAGTATTGGACGTATCATGAGAGAGACAAAGGGTAAGAAGAACAATCCACACATTTATGACATTCACGATCCATGGTCTCTCTTCACAGCCATGTATTACAAACGAATGAAAGTTTACCGTCAAGGCGGTTTCAAAATTCATGGCAAACCCGTTGAGGAAAAGAAGGACGACTTCCCTCAGGGAAAGTGTCTGTTTTTATAATCTAAACAATAATTAAATGTCTGGTGCATTAATACAACTCGTATCCAGGGGTGTACAAGATGTTTATCTTAATAGCGAAGAGGGGCATTCTTTCTTTCGTATGAAGTTTACGAGGCACACGAACTTTTCTCAAGCTCCAAAGTTCATAAAGACTGTTACAGATAAAGATCCTGTTTTTACCATTCCAGTTTTGGGTGATCTCGTGAATTGTCTATGGTTTGAGGGTGTTGATAAAAACTCTAACGTTTCTTCCAATCTTCTTTACAATTCTACGATTGATCTTTATATTGGGGGGCAGAAGATAGATTCTCAACATTATGACTATTACGCAGACATATGGCCCAACTATTTGGCTGAGACGCACACAAAAGCGCAAGAGCTTACTAATAAGGCGAGTATTTCTCACAGAAACTTTCAACCTCTCCACTTCTTTTTCTGTGATCACGGAGCATTTCTACCTATTGTGTCGCTTGCACATCATCAGGTTGAAGTTAAAATAAATTTTGATACAGCGAGTTTAACTGGTTACGGTGAATCTCAAAAAAGAATCAACGTATATGCCAACTACATATATTTAGACAAAGAAGAGAGGGAGTCCATGGTCAAAAGACAGATGGATTTTGTCATAACACAGACCCAAAAAGTTGAGTACCCAGTGTCCAACGTATTCAATAATCAATTGGAATCCGGTGGCTACAATGATTTGGATATATCTTACTTCAATCACCCAGTTAAATCTATCTTTTTTGGGTACAGTGCTACTGATACCGATCCCACAAATGACCGCTTCACGTTCAAGAATGCTGATATACAAATCAACGGCACACCGTTACTTGAAAATATGTCTCCTACATATTTCCATACAGTCCAAAATTATTACAAGTCTAAATACGGTGTATCGGATTTTAGGGTTGATTCGGAGGATCTTATGTATACCAGATACTTTGCCTATCACTTTGGACTGAACGCATCAGACTATAACCCATCGGGTACTTGTAACTTCAGTAGGCTCGATAATGCCAAACTCATACTCAGAGGTGTAGAAAAGGGTATACTTAGAGGAGACCAGAACGAAATCAATGTATTTGCCGTCAACTATAATGTTCTCAGGATTAAGGATGGATTGGCCGGAATTTTATTCGGAAACTAAAGTATAAATGGGTAGAACGGCTAGGTTCGAACAGATCTATGTTGCAAGTCTAGAAGCTGAACCCGTTGAGAATGAGACTCTCACGGGAGTTAATTCTATTCTAACCAGAGAGATTGAGGCAAATGAGATTAAGCTTGATACCATTAATAACGTTAAAGGTCGTCTAGCTCTATCCAACGCCGTACCTACAAAACAGTTCTCACTTGGGAATAAACTTTTTATGGATAAAGATGACACCATTGTTTTTGATCTTAAAGAACGTGGCAGAGCCTCTCGCTTTTTTGTTACTAATCAGTTGGCCGTTGGTACTACAAACCCAACGAAGGCTTTTCAGGTCAACAGTGGTGCGACGAGAAAGGTTGACATTGATTTAACTGGTCGTAATCTCATGACAGTGAGTGGTAACCTCGTGTCTACGAACGTGATTGTCAATGATAAACTCACACTGGGATCCAATATCACAATTGATAGTTTGGCATCTAATGTAGTGGTTGTTAATGGTGCTATGAAAACTTCAAATATTAACGTTGGTTCAAACATCGCATTTTCTGATGAGGGTTCCAATGTGGCAATAATTAATGGAAATGTATTCCAAACTGGTTACTTAAATTTAGTAGGTAATATCGCGGTGACTGGTAATATAACCGTGTCTGAGACGGCCACATACATTGCTACACAAGATTTGAGAGTTGCCAACGTAGTCATTCATTCCGGTTTTGGAAATGGTGTTTTGTCGCGTGAAACCGCTATCGTGATGACACCTGGAACGGGGTACTCTAATATCGCCGTGGGTTTTGTCGGTGGTGCTAGAGGTCGGGAGTTGGCCTTTTTCCAAACAGATGCATACGGTGGATACAATTCCGCACAAATTAATGTTGATGATACAAAGTTAGTGAATGTCCACGTCTATGGTGACATATACACATCTAACAACATTGGTGCAAACAATACATTCCCCACACACGATCTCTGTGTAGGTTCTAATCTATTTGTTGAAGACATTGGGTCAAATGTTCTAGAGGTCACAGGTAACACCTACACACAAAAATTAAAAGTTGGATCTGGTGGTATTTCCGTTGGAAATCTCCTCACTATGGAACCTGGTGTAGAATCACCTGTGGTGATAAATAGTAACGTGAGAATGAACGCCCTTCGTACGACGGGTACAGCTCCAAGTGGTATATCCAACCTTACACCCACTGACACACTCTCAATTGGATCCAAAATATACGCGAACACCACCGCTATAAACACTTTGCGTGTTTTGGGTAATACCGCAACCACAAATCTTAGAACCGAGATGGTCTTCTCTGCGTCTTCTCTGACCGTCCACGGTGACAGATTTGGTGGTGACAGTACATCAAACGTGTTAACATTGAAGGCGGGTCCAAGAACTGCGAATGTGAGCGTCATAGAAGTCTATGGTGCGAGTACATCCAATACACATCAAAACATACGTTTCAAAACGAAAAACACTGAGAGAATGCGCATTGCCTCAAATGGTAATGTTGGTATAGGACAGACGAACCCATCCAAAAGGCTAACCGTTAACGGCAACGTCTTTGTGATGGGAAGCAATTCTGTTGTCTATGGCAACACGTGGGGTTCTACGGGTAACACGGCGATGCAGGTCTACTCTAGTCCCAATTCTGGAGAAAATAGAATTGAAAACATTGTTGGAGCTGGTAAAGGTCTCAAGATTTTCGCGAGTAAGACACCCACTATGGGTACACCAAAGGTCACTATCCTAGAGACAAGTAATGTGGGTATCAACGTCGCCAATCCCATTGGTAGACTGCACACCTCCGGTGGTACAGTGTTCATAAATGATCAAGTTACAAGACGTGGTACATATGTTCATCAGGAAACGCCAATGGTTATCACCAATACTTCACCAATCGTAAGTACAACTGACATGGGTCGTGTATTAGATTTGACTCGCGAAGGTGATGGTATAGAACATGGAGCGCGAGCCTCATTCAAGTTAGGAAAACATGAGACCGCGGATGGAACTTCTAGAACGCGCCTTGATCTCTATTTAGCGAGTGATAACTATCAAACTGACGCAGATGTAATGACTTTCTTAAGTTCTGGAAAGGTTGGAATTGGTCATACACAACCTACTGCATATCTTGAGGTCCAAGGTTCTGGTTTTGCAGATCCAACTGAAAACGGTATTCTCTTACATAACCACGATGATGGTGATGCTATTTTAGCCGTAGAAACCAAGTTAAATGTGGGAAATGCATTTACAAGTTATATACTTGAAGATGGTGGTGCATTAACCGGATGGTCTGCAGGTGTGACTTACAATGATGATTTCAGAATTACAGAGAATTACCGGAGGGTTTCAGATTCTAGTGCAACAGCCCTGTTTATAAGTAGTGCAGACCGTGATGTAGGTATTGGTACAGACGTGCCTCGTGGCAAGTTGGAAGTTAACGGTAATGTTGTGATTGGTCAACAACTCTCATTCGGTGGTCTCGCAGGTGATGAGTTTGGTAATACACATATTATCGAAAGAAGATATACCGCCGGACAAGCAAGAACCGAATTGCTACTTTTTAAGGGTAATGAAAGTTCTGGGCTTGCCACCGGTCCAGATAGAATTAGACACATTGCAGCTGAGCATGTATTTCAAACTTACACCTCTTCAGGTGATACCTTTGATAACATCTTGGTAGAAAAGGATGGTGAGTCTAACAAACCTCTTGTTGTGTGTGATAATGGTATAGTGGTCGTGGGTGGTAATCGTGATGATGCCGATGGTAGAGGTGTGAACACCAAATTGGTTGTCAACGGTGACATTGAGTTTTCTGGTCAGGGTTCATTTAGATTAACCGGTTTTGAGTTTGAAACATCCGATCTGGTGTATAACATTATAAGAAACAAACTAGATGGTTCCACACGCCGTCCACTTACATTTGTACATGAAGTTGATTCTTTCACCGATTCCGAATTTGCCCGTTTTGATGAAGATGGTAGATTTGCTTTGGGTACAACCACCCCAACCTCTAACATACACGTATATGACACAACACCCGGAAATGTGGATATCATGAGACTTCAGAGTACCGGTGTGAACAAACAAACCGGGGTACTTTTGTACACAAATGACGGAGAAGGTGGATTTTTGAGAGGATTCAGTAATACCGTTAATAAAACAACGGGTCTTGCTCTAGGTGTGTCCAATAATAGCACAATTATAAATAACCTTAATCTCATTCACACGAGTAATGTTGGTGTGGGAACACCAGTGCCAGCACGCCAATTCCATGTTGTTGATCATAGAAATCCACTTCTTGGTGGTACAGGTGTTATGAGAGTGGAGAGTACATCTTCTAATGCTAGTATAGAATTCACAACTACCGGCGGAAGTTCAAATATTTATGCGGATACAACCGGTAATGTATATATACAACCATCTTCAATTAATAAACCTACAACATATTTGAAAAGTGATCTTGATGTGGAAGGTGACATGGTTGTAGGTGGAAATATTGATTTCACACAAATTGCTATAGGTTTGGGTGGTACAACTGCGTCTACAGACATTGAAGTAGGTGGTGGTAGTATAGTAGGTTCTAATGAAGTTTCTCGCAAAACATATTCAAAGACATTTACAGTTGTTGCGGGTGATGCCAAAGATATTCAACTAATGTTTGGAGCTGGTGCCTTTTACGCAAAAGTGACTGCCATTTTAAGAAGAACAGATGGATCAACTGTCGGTGATTTGAGTACAATGATTATAGAATTACAAGGTGGTACAGGTGATGAAAGTACTCCATCGTTAGATTTGGCTATAGGTACCAAGAATCTATTTGGTGGTACAAATAGTTTCCCATGGAGTCCAACAATAACTACTGGTACACGTGGTATTAGCATTGAACCATATAATACAGAAAACACTAGAGAATACAACTATGATATATTTATTGAACTTGTATCTGCGTGTGGTGGTAAACTCGAAAAGATTACACGTTCTTTGGGTACCGAAGCTGATCTAGACAGTAGTGGCGGTGCCACTGACATCGCAACTTTCAACTATTAGATAATTTTACCTATCGGGGAAAACCCAAAGGTAGAATTACAATAAATAAATTTACGCCCTGATGGAATCAGAGACGGCTAAGAATAGAACGCCGACAATGAAAGCCATGACGACGTAATTACATTCAGTTTCTTCGAGGCCAGTGGGTTCCGACTTGACCTCTGCCTTCTTTGTGACGACGGGCTGTTCGCGCCGCACAGGAGGCTCTAGTTCCTCCAAGGGACAGTAACCTATCATTTATACTGTACTTAGAGATTAATTTCCGTCTTCTTCTTTCTACGGGTCCTCTTAGTCTTGGATGCACCGACTGCAACCTCCTTAACCTCACCACCAGTGGACTCCCCTGAAATGGAGACGATGTCCGACACGTCATCATCATCCTGCTCGGGAGCTGGTGCCGAGTTGCCAGTGGTCATGGAGGTGTTCATAGGTGGAGGTGGTGGCATCATGACACCACCCATGAGACTGGAGATGTCAATCCCTGGACCCTGCATCTCATATTGTCCAGTACCTCCAACTGGGGCAGTGTCCGCTGGTCCAGATGGGGCTCGGGTGGTATTCTGAACGGCGGACATCATATTCTTCACAAGGTCTGGATTCTGCTTGAGAACATCGTTCATGTTGGGTAAGGCACTCTTGAACATAGAGTTTGTAAGGTGGAACATCATCGCCGAACCACCAAGCATCATGATGAGCTTCACTTCTGGGGCAACGCTGACCTTGGATCTGTACTTCACGTAGAGCTCTTCAAACACACCATCGTAGTCATCAACATTCTCCATGACGCTCTCAGACCAACCCTCAAGCTGAATCTCAAATGGGTTATAGCGTTTGTTAAGGAACTCTAGACCAGTCACGCAGGCTACGAGCATACGACGAGAGAAACGAATAGACTGCTCAACGTCAATACTGTAGGTGATCCTCTTAACTTCCGTTCGGAGGTCCTCAACGTTGGAATAGGCGTTGAGTCTCTTGTTTACAGAGAAGCCCTTCTTCTCAAGGCGAGCTAGCTTGTTGAGGAGGTCCGACTTCTCTTCATCCACGGAGCTGTAGCCCTTGGAGGGGGCTTCTTCGCTCTGAGCACCCGGACCCTCATCGGGGCCATCATCAAAAAACATTGGTTCATCTTCACCGTAGTCAATCTCTTCATCCGCTTGTGGCTGAGCAGGAGCGGACTGCTTGTTTGGGTTGACAAAAGCATCCATGGACTCCTGATGCTGTTGATGCATCTGAGAAGGAGGTGGTCTACTAGCTACAGGACGGCGCACAGGCTGAGGACGAGAACTGGAAATTTCAATTTCATCCATGAGGGCCTGTTCGTCGGCATCTAGCTTCATGACAGTTGTACTTCCGCGATCAATGACAATTTCTTCGTCCATCTACTCTCTATATGGAAACTATTAATTAACCTTTAACGCATTTTCAAAAAAATATGTCTGTACATTATAAATGTACAACCTTAACCGTGCCAACCGAAATGCTCTCATCAGTATTTTCAGCCTGATCGCTGTGATCTTTGTGCTCGGTATCTTCAAGACTACCAGCAAGTATCAACCTAGACCAATCGTCATCAAGGCTATCAACGAGAAGTCTCTCTTTGATCTTGAGCACCGCGTGGAGTGTGCCCCTGGTCACACCAGTGAGGGTAGCCCTTACACCAAGAGCCTCACTCCAGGTGGTCTCTGCGGTGCCCAAAAGCTTGTGTCTGAGCAAGCTGGCTACGAGATTGAGGATGGAATCGGTGGATCTTTAATCTAAGCTATTATAAATGGCTTTGGTTACTTCTCCCCAAACTATTCCAGATCTTGATTATGAATATCACACCATAACTGTTGATTCCATTGGTCAAGACAGCGCCAACACTTTTACTTGCCACCTTCAACAACCTCTCAAGAATGTTGTTCAGGCTAGACTCCTCGCCGCTCACATTCATTCTAACGTCGTGACAGAACACTGTTATATTTCGGTTGATGAACTTGATTCTATATTTAATGATCGTGCTTCTAATGTTCTCACAGGTCAGTCTCATATGAGCATGTTAAGAGGATCTTTTGCTAGTATTATTACCGAGAGTGCCACCCACGATTCGGGCAACTCTCTCATCACTTTTAAAGATAATTATCCGATTGTTACTCAGTACGTTAATCCAATCAGACGAATTGATCGTCTCAGTGTTACGATCAGAGATCAAAACGGTGTCACCATTAAGAACTCCACGGATGATGGCGCTAACTTTTTAGTTTTTAGATTTGTGTGTAGAAAACCAAATTTGTAATTTTCTCTATTTAAAGTAGTATAACATGTCTTCAGGTATTGTTCAATTAGTAGCAATCGGTGCTCAGGATGAGTACATCATGGGCAACCCGGAGATATCGTTTTTTAATTCCACCTTTAAAAGACACTCCAATTTTTCACAATCCGTTGAGAAACAAACGATACGCGGAGATGTGAAAAACAATTCGATGTCAAGTGTTCAGATTGAAAAGTCTGGTGATATGCTTGGTTACATTTACATGACCATTGACGACACCAATCAAGCTCTGGACACGTCTAGATGGGATCTTCTCATCGATAAAATTGAACTCCTCATTGGTGGTTCCGTCATAGATAGCCAAGATGCCGTTTTCACCGAGAAGATTGCGATAGATACGTTTGCGCAGAATGTTTCTAGAAGTGCTCTCGGTACACACCCAGGTGTGCACGCGCGTTCTTATTTTTACCCCCTTCGCTTCTTTTTCTGTGAGGGACCACAGTGTGCGTTGCCCCTCGTAGCCCTAAACTACCACAACATAGAGTTGAGAATTCACTGGGGATCCCAAGCTGCCAACTATAATTTTGAAATGTATGCAAACTATTACTACCTTGATAACGAAGAGAGAGGTAATATCGCGACAAGAACCCACGATCTCCTCATCACCCAAGTGCAAAAGAATATTCCAAGTGGCGAAACAGTCCAGGATCTCATATTCAATCACCCAGTGAAGTATCTTGCCTCTTCGGACACAACCGTAGATGGGGCCCTCACTTCTCCAACCAATAAGATTAAATTGAGTATCAATGGCGTTGAATTGTCCAACTATAAGTGGGGTAAACCACATTTCATAGATGTGATGAACTATTACCACACAAACTTCGTAACCTCCCCAGATTTCTTCCTCTACTGCTTCTGTCTCATGACCAGCTCTCTCCAACCAACAGGTACTCTAAATTTCAGCCGAATTGAATCAGCCAAACTCATGAGCGAGGGAACCCCTATAAATGACCCTATATACGCCGTCAACTATAACATCCTTCGTATACAAAATGGGATGGCAGGCCTCCTTTACGCAAATTAATTTACCACCCTATATTAAATGGTTAAGAACTTACCGTCAGTAGAGAGATCTACCCAGATTAGGTTTGGTAAGAATGTCCCTGATGCCACAGAACAAGCAGAAAATACAGTCATATTTAATGCGAGTAATGACACAGTTCCAACTCCTTATAGTAATGCTGTGTATTTATCACCCATCAGGAATAGAACAGACTACCAAGCTCCGGAGATTGTACTTTTGATGTATGATCGTAATACCAAAGAAATCACAGAATCCGGTGAGTCCGCCAACGCCCTAATCGGTGGTTCCACATTGGATACTGTAACGAATCGTAACAACGCTACATCTAACACCGTTCAATTTATAGGCCCAACTAATGGCGTTAACTTTGTTACCGATTCAAATATAGGCATATCAAACCTTCTTCCTCAACACACCGTGAGTGTTGGTTCAAACCTCTACATTGATGATGTGGGTTCAAACGTCCTCGTCGTTTCTGGTAATGTTGCCATTTTAGATAGTCTTGTCGTTGATGGCAATCTTCGTGTAAATGGGGGTACTACCGTAATCTATACAGAGAACACAGCCATCAAAGATGCTCTTATTGAACTTGGTACTAATAATACATCAAGTGATACAACCCTTGATTTGGGTATTCTTATGCATCGCCCAGATGCTCTTTCTAATGTTGTTATCGGATACCGAGAGGGTACAGATGAGTTTGCATTAGCTTATACCGATGCAAAACCAACTGATAAGACATTCACTCCCAAGACCGACGAAGACATTAATGTACACGTCTATGGCTTAACCCATGTAGATGCAAATATTTATGCACACGAAGATGTTATTGTGGATGGAAATGTATATGTGTCTACGAATGTTTCCATTACCGAGGAATTGACTGTTAGCAATAATGTCTACGCCGACAAAGATCTTGAAGTTATGGGTAACGTTTATGTGGATGGAAATGTGGTGGCCTACAAGGATTTCACTTTAACTGGCAACGCCTATGTAAGTGGAAATGTTGTAGCCTCAAAGGACTTCACACTCACTGGAAACGCCTATGTCTCCGGAAATGTCAACATTACAAATCAACTGACGGTCAGTGATAACGCCTACGTCACTGGAAACGTTCAAGTAACCGAAGCTCTCATTGTGAGTGGTAACACCCACCTTGAAGGTGACAACGTTTTCATCACCCACACAATGGACTTTTTGGATCCCACCACCGCCATTGTGACTGATCAGATCTCAAACGTTCAGATCCGTTTGGGGCAGTTGGAGAATGTGAGTAACTTGGCTTCTAATCCACGTGAGAATCAGGTGCTTAGATACGTTGATAATGAATGGTCAAATGACTACCCTCAACAAAACTTTACACGGGTCAAAAATGGTTATTCCATAGCCGAAGGTGTTACTCTTTATAAGGGTAACACCGTATATGTATCAGCTACTCAAAACGCTGGTCTTGTACAAGTTAGAGCCGCGCAGTCTCACATAGCTTCACAAATGCCATGTTTTGGTCTTGTGTATGAAGATATTGGACCGGAAGACGAGGGTATTATTTTGACATATGGTGTTATCAAAAATCTTAATACAACTCACTTGACAGCTGGTGGAACTGTTTATGTGAGTAATGTCTATTCGGGTTACCACACGTCGGTAAAACCAGATGATGATGTATCGGCAAATCCGGATCTCATTCAAAACTTGGGTATTTGTACAAGGTCTCACGTCTCATCTGGTGCGATTTTTGTAACTGGTGTCGGCCGTGCCAATGATATTCCAAATGCGGAATTGATTACAGACTACAATGAAATGAATTATGTATATGTCAATAATGTCAACAATGATTTGAAGAAGATTACTTCGGCGAACTTGAACATTCCACTCACAACAGCTGTAAGTAGTTCAAGTAACTCCGCGGCAAATGCAGTGACCCTCCGAGGCGTGAGTATTACTTCTGGTGATGGTTTCCATGGTGACCTTGTGGTTGCTGGAAATGTAACCGTTGATTCTACAACCCTCCATGTGGACGCGGAGACCAACAGGGTTGGTTTGGGAACTACGAGACCCGGACAACTTCTAGATGTGAGAGGTGCCGCGAATGTTGGTGTTCTTACCGCGACGAGTGGTACCGTCACCGACGCTACACACTCCACTTCCAAAGAGACTGGTGTTCTCGTAGTGACCAGAGGTGGTCTAGGTGTTGAAGCCAACATCCACACCACAAACGTTTTTGCGGGTTCCCATATCGCAGTGGGTACTTCGGCGACTACATATACTTTAGACGTACGAGGAACTTCAAATGTTGGTGTACTGACCACACCAGACATTACAGTCACTGATGGTACTGACGCAACCAATAAATCCACTGGAGCCCTAAACGTATCTGGTGGTGTGGGTATAACGAAACAGCTTCATGCGGGAAACACAACTTTGGATAGCACTAAACTACTGAATATGTCAACTGGAACCATACCATACACAGATGCAACTAAGAAACTTGTCAACTCTCTAATTACTCAAGAAGATGACGGTACAATCCTAATTAGCGGAAATGTAGAAATATCGGGTAACATATCAGTTCTTGGTAATTCCTTTCAAATCACGTCCAATGATTTGGTGATTTCCGATCGTATCATTGATATAGCCAATAACAACGCGTCCCACGAATTGGATATTGGTATTCTCATGGAACATCCCGGATACAACATAGGTCTCATCCATCACGGAACCCATCCTCACCACTTTTCTATTGGCTACACGAGCAATGGATATGCCGAAGACCATGTAGAGTGGAATGTTCCAAACCACATTACCGCAAATATTTGGGGACATCTCATCACACAAAACACAGTGACAATTGAACACAATGATCTCTACGTTGTGGATGGTCGTATCGGTATAGGTGTTGGCGATCGTCAAAATGACAACAGACCCGACGCAAACCTTTACGTGACTGGTAATACCCACATCACATCAAATCTATATGTGGGTGGATCCGATACTACCGCCAATCTATTTATTGATACTACGAGGAGGCAAGTTGGTATCATGACAAGTTCTCCAGAGGCTACTTTACACGTAACGGGTAATGCGTACATCAGTTCCAATTTATCCGTGAATAGTGGCGTTCTATACGTTAATACGGTGACCAATAGGGTTGGTATTAGAACTCAGTCCCCGGGTCATGATTTAGATGTAAGGGGTACAGCCAATGTTGGTACTCTAACTACAACATCTGGAACGGTTACGGACGCGACACCCTCGTCCTCAAAGGACACGGGTGTTCTCGTATTGACACAAGGTGGTCTCGGTGTTGAAGCCAACATTCACTCTACAAATGTGTTTGCAGTGTCTCACATAGGGGTGGGTGTTACCGATGGATCTACAACAAAGGCTCTAGATGTGAGAGGCACAGCCAATGTGGGGGCTTTCACGACTACGAGTGTGGCAATTTCAGATGCCACAACATCTACAGATCAAAACAGTGGTGCTCTCATCGTTCAAAACGGTGGTGTAGGTATTGAGGAGAACCTAAATGTTGGGGGAGTAACCAAGGTTTGGGACGCTACAGATGCTACTACAACGACAAGTGGAGCCTTACAAGTTGTGGGTGGCCTCGGTGTTGCTAAGACTGTATTTGCGGCGGACCTGTCATCTGGAAGTGTTAATGTGACTGATGCAACCGAGTCTACAAGTACGACTACGGGTGCCCTAAAGGTTACTGGTGGTGTGAGCACCCAAGAAAAACTAAATGTGGGGGGTATTACTAAGATTTGGGACAGTACAGCTGTAACCGGTAAAACGGATGGTGCTCTAGTTGTTGTCGGTGGTGTAGGTATATCCGGAGACATCCATGCTACGCACGCTAATCTAGAAGATGTAGAAGCGGATAGTGTTAATGTAACAGACACAACAACTTCTACGAGTACAACTACTGGTGCCCTAAAGGTTGCTGGTGGTGTGAGTACTCAAGAAAAACTAAACGTTGGTGGAGTTACAAAGGTTTGGGATAGCACCGCTGTAACTGGTAAAACAGATGGTGCTCTAGTTGTTGTTGGTGGTGTAGGTATATCTGGTGACATTCACGCTACACACGCCAATCTAGAAGATGTAGAAGCGGATAGTGTTAATGTAACAGACACAACAACATCTACAAGCACATCCACGGGTGCTCTCACGGTCGGTGGTGGTGTGGGTATAGTGGAAAACATATTCGTTGGAGGAACAGGTAAGATTGAAGATGCTACGGATGCAACCAATACAACATCTGGAGCTTTACAAGTTGTGGGTGGCCTAGGTGTTGCTAAGACTGTATTTGCGGCAGACTTGTCATCTGGAAGTGTTGACGTGACAGATACAACTGAAGCTATTTCAACAACAACGGGTGCCCTCACGGTCGTGGGTGGCATCAGTACACAAACCAACGTTCATGCAGCCAATGTGTACATCTCCGGGGGTCTCATCACCAACACAGCGGGGGTCACGAAGAAGACGTACGCATATTCGGGAACTATTGGTAATACTGAACAACCTTATATAAATGTATGCTTCACAAATGAATCCTTCAGTGCTAAGATAACTGGACAATTGATTGAAGGTGACGACGAAATAAGTACAATCACAGTTGATTGTTGCGGAGGAAACAAGAATGGGGGAGCAACTCTCTCGGCGAGTGATATCCAGACTGGGTCAATTCAGGTGTTTGGTCCAGCCAGTACAAATCCATGGAGTTCCACAGTTGTCACAGACAAAAAGACTGTGGCGTTACGACCATCCGGAGCTATAGACACTTCTGGGGAATACCATCTCTTCGTAGAATACATCACAGCAAAATCAGCTGGTGCAGTAGCCAACGTTGTTCAAGACACGACACAAAAGATTGCGTTCGGATACTAAAAAAATTGTAGTGGTATAGTAATAATGGCAGCGACGAACGTCCAAGCCTTTTCAGGAGACTTGGACATTGCAGGTGCAATTACATCAAACTTGGAGGTGGGCACAGCTAACCTCTTTGTGGATACCCTCACAGGGAGGGTGGGGATCGGGATGACGGATCCATTTGGTAATTTACATACAGTCGGACTTCCTATATTTGAAAGAGACACAACATACAGTTCAGATAGCAATGATTCCTGGCATATCATAGGAACATGGGAAACTTCGGATCCCATTACCGATGATGGTAATTCTTTAAAATTATCGATTCTGGGTGGTATATTATTCGGGAGCAACCCCACAGGTGAAAGCACTGTGTATGTGAGAATGGGAAATAACAATAATTTATTTTGTAGCTGGAAACGATATGGTGGAGAAATTTTTTCTGACTTAGCAGTCCGTCGAGTAGGTACTGACCACAAGGTTGACATATGCGTTAAAATAAAATATTATACCAAACACTTTATAAGCGCTGTATATTGTTCTGGAACATCGAACTTCACTGAAAGTTTCACATCTACAACTCAACCCAATAGCAGTGATACAGACAACGTGGCATATGGAGTTTCATTAGGTGTTACCAATCAAACTGGAATACTTACTGCAACTGCTGTGGACTCTCCATTATTTTATAATGCTGGTGGTGTAACCAGAGTTGGAAACGATTACAATTATTCCACACAAATAGGGGGTGGTGGGAGCATCCAATTTCGTATAGACACCACTGAACGAATGCGTATAAACAATAGCGGCAGAGTCGGCATCGGGACGGCATCCCCGACAGACACTCTTGATGTTAGAGGTAATATGAGGGTCACGGGTGGTAGTAATAGCAGTTTTTTGTATTTAAGAAGCTTTGGTAGTATTTCAAGGAAATATTCTACAAGCTCGGGGGCTGGTGTTCATTTTACGGGTGGAGCTGTTTATCCAGCTGACTACTTGGGTAATCCCTCCAGTGGGATAGGTTTAGGTGGAGAGCATCCGTATCGCTGGGGTCAAATATACTCCACAAGCACTACTATTTCTAATAGTGACCGCAACCTGAAGAGGGACATTATAGACCTCACTCAACCTGAAAGAAAAGTGGCGAACCGCATACGAAACCTCATCAAAAACTTCAAGTTTAATGATGCTTACGACAAAAAAGGTGATGATGCGAGACTTCACACAGGGGTCATCGCACAGGAAGTAGAAGAAGCTTTTACAGCCGAAGGACTTGACGCAAATAGGTATGGTTTATTTTGTAAAGATGACCTTTATGTGGTAAATGGCGATGATAAAATATACGATGATGACGGAGAATGGTCGGGGGAGTTTGTAAATGCCGACACACCTGGAGCAATCGTTCAAAGCACGTTATATTCGGTTCGGTATGAGGAGCTTTTGGCTTTTGTCGTGTCTAACTTAGCTTCTTTGGAGGACATAGAAAGATTGGAGGCTCGGGTGGAAGCTTTGGAAACACAACTCGCATCGGTTCTTACACGACTCGATGCTCTAGAGAGTGCCTAGTCCCTACTTCACAGAAATCGTACATGAAAAACCAAACTTTACAAACCACACCCCAGTTTCTAAAGTTTCTCATCCCGAGTGGCGTTGCCACTCGTATCTAAGCTGGTAGAAATCTACGATTTCCCCCACTTAAAAATAAACTCTCACTATAATATAAAATGTCTGGTGGTATCGCCCAACTCGTCGCTGTCGGTGCTCAGGATGCGCACCTCGTCGGTCAGCCCGAAATCAGCTTTTTCCGCTCTACCTACAAGCGCCATACTAACTTCTCCCAAACCGTGGAACGCCAGGTGATCCAGGGTAACGTCTCTAACAATGGTATGTCTACCGTGCGCTTCGAGCGCAAGGGTGACCTCCTCAACTATGTATACTTTGTCGTCAACAACGGCTCCGTCACTGAACAGGTCTCTAGTTGGACTAATCTCATTTCCAAGGTTGAGCTCCTCGTCGGTGGTCAGGTGATTGATGAACAGGACTCTACTTACTCCACTCTCATCGCCCCCACTCTCTCCGCGACTACTTCCTCCAAGTCCGTTGCTGGTGACCTCTTCGGCGGTTCCACCAACTCTAACTTTTACCCCCTTCGCTTTGCCTTCTGTGAGAACTGGCAGACCGCCCTCCCTCTCATCGCTCTCCAGTACCACGATGTTGAGCTTCGTATCACTTGGGGTGCTAACGCGGCTGATTCCAGCCGAAAGTGGGATCTCTATGCCAATTATGCATACCTTGATACCAATGAGCGTGACTATTTCGCCTCTACTCCTCAAAACATGATCATCACCCAGGTCCAGAAGGCCACTGCTTCGGGTGCTAAGATCCAGGAGCTCAACTTCAATCACCCCGTGAAGTACCTCGCCGCTGCGGGTTCCGCTGTGAACATCCTCGGTGACGATGGCACCTACGATAACAAGGTCAAGCTCCAGATCAACGGTACTGATGTCGCCGACTACAAGTTTGCCAACCCCAACTTCTCCTCGGTACCTCTCTACTATCACACAACCAACGCGAGCTCAGCGGTTGCTACTGACAGTATCAAGAAGCTTTTCTTCTACCCATTCTGTTTGGATGCCGGCAAGCTTCAGCCCACTGGCACTCTCAACTTCTCCCGTCTTGATTCCGCTCGTATTTTGAGTGACCGTAACAACTCTGATGAAGACATCTACGCCGTGAACTACAACGTCCTCCGCATTGAGAACGGTATGGGCGGTCTCCTCTATTCTAACTAAATCTCTCTGTAAATAATAAATATGTGGAAACTGGTTTTCCTACTCGCCATCGTATTTGTATTGACGTATGATCCTAAATCCAGGACACTCGAGAAGTTTGTTGGTCAGCCCACTGCACCAACCCAAAAGTCCTGTGAAGATGCGCATTACCAATCCGTCCAATTTGCCCAAAGTCCCTATGAATGTCCAACTCCAGGAAGAACCCAAATGGGTGTAATTACTTAAAAAGAAGAACCTCATATACAGTATAATGATTCCAATGGACCGTGAAACTCTCATGATGGTGGCTACTATTGTGGCCATCGCCGGTGTTATCTTTCTCTTTAGGGAGATGAACAAAGCTAAGCAGGATGTTGATAACCTCAAGAACTTCTCGGCCCAACTCATCCAAAAGTTGAGTGCCCCAGTCCCAATGCCCCGCCCAGCTCCTCAAGTTGAACCCACAGAGGAACCAGTAACCGAACCAGATACTACTGAAGAAAAGGTGGAGGAATAAACATATCCGGTTATTATAACTTGCGAATGCGCAATGAAAAAATACAAAGCTATAGCGATACCGGTCAGTTTTACTGACGAAAAACCCCGATTCCTCACAGTTAGGGATCGGAGATTTAAGGATTGGATATTTGTCACAGGCGGATGCAGACGGAGGGAGATCTTCAATCCTATTAGATGTGCCCTTAGGGAACTGGAAGAGGAAACCCGTGGTGTGGTTTCACTAAAAAATGGAGAATACACAGAGTTTAAGTTTACGGTGAAGGAGAGTCCCACTGTGGATTTGGAATACAATGTTTTTGTATTTTTTGTGGACTACAACAGAAGCCAACAAAACGCCCTTGTTAAGAAGTTTTACGATGAGAAACAAAAGATGAATCTGAGAAAAATTCAGAAGTTACCCATAAAAAAGACATACGACGAGAACGATTACATGAGTTTTGATACCATGGAAGAGTTTAACACACGTAAACAATGGAAACTCATCATAGATAATGTCTTGAAGAATCCAAAATTTTATTCGTGTGTGACTTCTTTGAACAGAAAAACATTTTCTATTAAGTAGAATGAAGTCCAAGGCTTACATTTTAATGCAAATTGGAGAACTTCTCATAAAGAATAGAGGTCTTTGTGAAGAAGAGGTGGAAGAGTGGATAAAGGAGAATGAAAAAAAGACTGTATATGAACTTTTAACTATAAAGAAGGATCTCTCTCAAAGCCGGGAATACCATGATGTCTCATGTATGAGATGGTTTAGAGAAGAGGAGCAATAACAAGGTATGTTTAAGAAGTGGTGTAACCACAATAATTTTAACAATGCAACCAACTTATCGCATGTGCTCATGGACGGAGGTGTCCTCAGCGTGCCATTCGATAAATTGAATGATTTCTACGAGAAGTACATTGAGGCTGTCAAGAAAGGTGAGAAGTTGTATGTCGTTGAGCAGAAGACGGAGACGTACAACTTTTTCGTTGACATAGACTACAAAGACGAGAGAGCTCTCACTATTGAAGAGATTCAAGACATCTGTAAGATTATCTGTGATAAGGTGAAGCGTCACGGTGGAAAGGAATGTCTCGTATCTGTTTCTCCACCTAAAAAAGCTGGTGAACTCACAAAGACTGGTGTGCATCTCAATTGGTCGGGATATGTCGTAGATCAGGCTTCGGCCCTTGCATTGAGGGAACACATTCTTGTGGCACTCTCAAAAGCTAAAGGATCTGTAGATTGGAATGAGATTGTGGATTCTTCTGTCTATGGGGACATCAGAAGAAAGTCCAAGGGAAGTGGCTTTCGTATGCCATGGTCCCATAAGATGGCCAAGCACCACCAATGTGGTGGACAAGGATGTGAGGGGTGTGGTGGACTGGGAAAGGCGGTGCAAGTCGCCTACCTTCCCGTGTTCATATACAAACATGGACCACTCAGCACTCTCCTTAAGATTGATCAACAACCCAATGTTGATATTCTTAAGATGTCTGCAATCAGAACAAATGAACCACAACACATCACAGTGGAACCTCCCTCTAAAGTGATTAAGGAGGGTACTTTTACAGATGCCCAGACTAAGGATGAGGTGCAAAACGAAGAACTTCAGGGGTTCATTGAAGACTTCATTCAAAAGAATATGGAGGGGCAGCGTACATCTGTGGTGACAAAACTATTCAAACACAAAGAGACATACCTGGTTGGAACAAATTCTAAATATTGTGAAAATCTAAAGAGACCTCACAGCTCTAATCATGTGTGGTTCCATATCAGTGGATCTGTGATTGCCCAAAAGTGTTTCTGTAGATGCGAGACTGTTAGGGGTCGGAGGGATGGTTTTTGCAAAGACTTTTATGGTCGTAAACACCAATTGCCAACCAAAATAGTTGAGCGTTTGTATCCTAAAAAGGAAGAGCTAAAGAAGTGTCCGGAAATTAAAAAGTTTGAAGAAAAGCCTCAGATTAAACAATCTGATGTGAAAACTCCTCTGGAATCATTCATGCATAGATGTATGAAGTGTCCAGAAGACACAAGAGTTGTGAGCATCACACAGCAGAAAAATACCTTTACAGTCCTCACAACTGTGACACATTGTGAGACCATCAGAGGTGATCACGAAGGTTCTACAATGTCATATGTGATCAAGGGAACTAAAATAACACAAAAATGTCCCATTTGTAAAAAAAGTAATGCAAGAACGTATGAACTTAGTGGAAGTGTCAAAGAAGCACTCAGACCACCTGAAAAAAAATAGACCCCCACTAATAGAAGAATGGCTATCGTTCTAATTGGTGTTACAGTGTTTTTAGCATCCAAACTCATTGGAGATGTAAAGTTACCAAATGCTGTTGACGAGTTTCATGTATATTCAGGTGTCCATCCAAAGTTATATAAAGAGTATTTAAAGTATATGAGGGACGGTAATATTAGAATGGCACAGGATACGCTAGAAGAACTCGCTTTACATACAGATATTGAGTTTAGGGATCAATTTTACCAAAAGATACTTAAAAAGCAAGAGTCTTTATCTATATAATGGTACAAACACGTACGCGCACCGGTAGACAGATAAAGAAGCCTGATTTCTATGCTCCAGAAGAAACTGTTTTAGAAGATGATTACACGATTGAAGAACATGATTCTGATATTGGATCTGATATTGACACTGATGAGGAGATTTATTCGGACGAAGAGAGTGAAGAAGATGAGGATGAGGGTAGTCTCAAGGATTTCATCGTAGACGATGATGAGGAAAGTGAGGAAGAAGACGCTTAAAAAAAACAAAGTCTATATAAAAAATGGAGACTGACATAGGAAATCCAATTGATTACGACCCGACCATGGATCCACTTAATAAAAATGAAGAGAAACATGAAGACAGTACACCTATAAATGATCACATGATTCAGGACCAATCGTACTACCCTCATCCTTCTGAAATGATGTATCCTCCTCAACAATTTCAACAAATGGAAAAGAATGATTTTTTATCTAATATTGACAAAAACACTTGGATTATAGCCTTTGCAGTATTTTTATTGGGTTTTTTCATGGGTAAAACTATGCAGCCTGTAATTCTTAAATACGCTTAATTACTTTTCGTATTCGAAACCACTGATCCAATGATCATCGGTTGAATATGGTACGAAAGTTCCGATATCACCATATACAGGTTGTAATTCACCCGTTATATCACGATCCATCACCTGTGTAGGATACCTTGGCATTATGAATGCATCCCTGGTATCTTCAATAAAACCTTTCGTTGTACTCACTTTGTTTTTTGAATTGATATCAGCACTGATTTTTAAATACGGTTCAAAAAACAAAACGAAGAATACACTCGTCAAAATAATGGTAACAACTATTTTCCACATTTTGTTTATTTTATGTGGATATTTTTTATGACATATCTTACTTACTTTTTGGACTCAACCTCGGGCTCACCCTCCTCCTCAGACTCCTTGATAGTACCGTTAGTAGAAGATTCCGCGTCAGCCGCAGCCTCCGCAGCCTCACGCTTCTTACGTCGCTCCTCAACCTCCTTAGCGACAATCTCATCAGCCTCCTTGACAAGGTCCTCCATTGGAGCGTCAGGCTTCTCCTTCTTGAGACGCTCAATAACATCAGCTGGGTGACTGACGGGTGCCTCATCGGGCTTGGTGTAAAACTTGGAGTTCTCATCACCGGGCTTGAGGAAGTTCTTTGACTCCATCATATCCCTCTTGCGCTCGTTGAAGAGGCGAGTAGCCTCAGCCTGATTCTCCTTGTAACCAGTCATGATCTCCTCAAGCTTCTCGTTATTGTAATGCACATCCTCAATCTTTAGAGGATCGGGTGGGATGAGAAGCCACTTGTACATGTCAACGACATAGATGTCAAAAGTGGAATCCTCCTTCTGAAGGCGCTTGGCGTGAGCTGCAGCCTCGTCACGAGAGGCAAAAGCACCACGAATCTTGATACCAAACTTATCATTCTTTTGGGGAGCCTCTGGGCCTACGACAGAGAGGCACGCGTAGAGCTGACCGGGTACGGTGGTGTAATCCTGTTCAAGAGACATATTATATACTACGTAGTCGTCAAAACTTTAAGCCTGCTTAAAAGAATTATATGCTAAGATAGCAATGAGAACCTTTTGGGATAAGCAACCCGTACCACAAGAAGGTCTCAATTATGAAAAAGGGCGAGAGATTGAGAAGGAAAAGAAGGTCGTAGAAGAACCCATTAAACTTCCCGATGGATTCTCGTGGAAAGTGTGTTCAGTTGAAGAAGTCCACCCATTATTAAATGAATATTATCTAGCAGGTGAAACAAATAGACTTAAGTATTCACTTGAGACCCTTAAATGGGCAGCTGAGTCATCCGGTTATGAAAATAGGGCTATTGTCCATGATGAGACCCAAGAACTCATTGGATTCATATCCAGTGTTCCTAACAAAATACGTGTATGTGATGATGTTCTGAAAATGGTTCAAATCAACTTTCTGTGTGTTCATGATAAATATAGAACTTTGGGATTTGCACCACTTCTTATAAGTGAGATGAAACGAATTGCCAATACAAAGGGTATATGGCAAGCCGTATATACAGCTGTTACTAAAATACCTACACCCCTAGTAAAATCAACATCTTGGCACCGCATCCTCAATATTAAAAAACTTTCAGACATTGGATTTTATAAAGTTCAAAACAAAACAAAACAAAAGTATCTTGAAGTTCATGGAACTTCTCAATTTAGAAAGATGCAAAGTAAAGATATTCCGAGAGTTACAAAGATTTTACAGAATCATTTCAAACAATTTAAAATTGCTCCAGTCATTGACAAACTATGGGTAAAGCATTGGATACTTCCAGCTAATTCGTATATAAACGATTCAGACAATACATTCATCTCTTTCTACGATATACCAAATACGAAGAAAGATGGATCATATGTGATCAAACAGGCATATTCATTTTACATGGTTGGGGATGTATATAACGATGCATTCCTCATCGCCAAAAACTTGGGCTATGATATGTTTACTACTTTAGATATTGGTCAGTGTGTACCAAATCTAGAGAAGCAGAAGTTTCTTATGGGAAGTTCTGGTGTTCATTACTATTTATTTAACTGGTTACCATCATCTTCAATCTCGTTAGAAGACATTGAACTCAAATTACCTTAAACCTAAGTAAAAGAAATAAAACGTAAAAATCACAAGATGGAGGAAATCCGAAAAAACCATAACAATGCCAAAAGGGAACTGATCCAATCTGTGACTCGGGATGGTGATCAGATCCTAGATGTTGGTTGTGGTTTTGGTGGTGACTTACAGAAGTGGCACAAATGTGGAGCTAATATGAGTATGTGTGACCCAGAGCCAGAAGCCCTTGTGGAGGCCAAGTCACGTGCCAAGAATATGCACATGAGGGTGAACTTCTACGAGGGTGACATACACAACTGCCCAAACAGAAAGTATGACATTCTCTGTTACAACTTTTCACTTCACTATATTTTTGAAACAAAGGAAAAGTTTTTCACATCAATTAGGGAAATCAAAAAGAGGATGAAACCTGGTGCACGTCTCATTGGAATCATCCCGGACTCTGAGAAGATCATACTTAGAACACCCCTCAAAGATGACGCGGGTAACTTTTTCTTGATGAAAGATCACGGAAATGGGGGATTTGGTGAAAAGTTGTTTGTAAACTTGGTTGACACACCTTTCTATGCAGATGGACCTAGAGCAGAACCCGTAGCATACAAGGATCTCCTCGTGACACACCTTGAAGAGTTGGGATTTAAGTTGGAGTTGTGGGAGGGTCTGACGGGTAATCCAATTTCGGAACTGTATAGTAAATTTATATTTGTATATAAGAGATGATCACATTCATTATACTCCTCCTCATAAATGCGTATATACTTGCCATCACCCAAGAACCACAAGAACTCGTTGAAATCAAAGAGAAGTACGAAATTCTCAGGAAGCACATCGCCGACACAGATCATCAAAAGTTTCATATGTTACGAAGATGTATTCCCATCACTGGTGTGACTACGATGAATGGCACCGTGGGTTACAACACTAACAAGGGTGATGAGATTGTTGTGTGCCTAGGTGGTTCCCCGAATGAAATTTTCCATGTCCTCATTCACGAGTTGGCTCATTGTACTGTTGAAGAGTATTCTCACTCGGATCAATACTGGGAAAATTACATAGAACTTCGTGACATATGCGTGGACCTCGGTATCTATGAGAAGATACCAGAGAAGACAAAGTTCTGTGGCCAGCATATACAGGATAAATAATCTCCACACATATCAAATGAAGACACCATTGAATGTGTTATTAGTTGCGATCGGATACTGGGTTGCTATTTATGGTGTTACCCAGGTGCCAAACATATTTAACAACTACTACCTAAACTTGGTGTGGTTAACCGTTGTGATCCCCAACGTGTTCCACATGATGGTGGGCCGTGTTCCACAACTCGCGGTGGATCGCCAATTCTTTTTGGCTACCAGTGTGATTGCTCTGGTTCTTACCTACGTTTTTAACAGATTATTCAAGAAGACTGCAGAGGATCTGAAAGAATACGGGACCGACAAGGGCAAGACACTTAAGACGAATGCCTTGCTCATGGGGATGTTGTCCTTGGGAGCTTTAATTACCTATTATTCAGGATTAGATAAATCAATCTATTCTAATATGGGTTGGGAATCCACTTCTAATGTTTAGGGCTTTACGACGTAGTCCTTCACAAAGTAAAAGACAATCGCCGCAACTAAACCGGTAGACGCAAGACCAACCATACTTCTACTCCCCTGTTCGTTAAGGAACTTGGGAATAGTAGTCACCAACTTGTCTTGCACAGGCTTGGACACTGCGAGGGCAGCGGCAGCACCCGCAACGAGAGCAATCATCTGATCATCGGTAAGGTTGAGAGGGTTCTTGCTCTCTGGCTTGGCCTGCTGCGCCTGAGGGGCAGCGTAAGCACCCTGAGGGTTGGGAGCAGCCATCTGCACACTTTGCATTTTGGGCTCGTCCATCATCATTGGGGGTTCCATCATAATATCGTTAATAGGAGTAGAATCCATCGTCGTCGTCTCTTTACTTTGACTCACATTTTTTTCGGGTTGCGAAAACGCTTCGCGGTTTGGAGGTGGCATAGGTGGGGAAGGCTGGTTGTTGACAAAGTTTGCCGTAGGATTGTCATTGAGGGGTACCATTCCATCACCGTTGTCGGCGAGATTGAGAGTATTTATATCAGTAGACATCTGATATACTCATATGTTTTTGGAATACCTAAGTTACGCGCTTAGATACAAAAATCCATGTCGCACTTAAAAACAATTCATCTTGGGTCATCAATTGCATCTGGAGTGTGTAAAGAATCTGAATACACACTGAATTGTATCCTGAATAATTTCAAGAACTTTTGCTCTGAGTATATACAACGACTTGGTATAAATGCTACGTTTCACTGGCAAAAGTCTATAAAAGTTTCAGATGTAGTCAAAGATTATGAAAATGATAAATGTTTTATGAGCCCAGATGGTGGTCTATTTTTCATAAACATTGGCGCGTGTAAATATTGCTTCATGATAGTTGAAGACAAGTATCAGGGTACAAACGATTTAAGGTATTCTCAGGGCTTGAAAAAACAAGGAACAGGAAATGCCATAGAAAGGGTATTCAAAAATCTAAATGCATCCTGGCATCTTTTTAAAGATCTTCCAATCTCCCCATATTTGGTATTTATTGCCGGTTGTGATTTTCATAGCAGTGAAAGTATTATACACAGAATTGGCCCCCTTTCAAACTTTGGAAAGAAACCAATTGTATGGGAAATGACCAAGGATTCTAGTTTTGACGTACCTAAAATGACAGAGAAAATTGATGTGAAGAAAGATATCAATCGGGAGTTTGCAACTTTTTGTGTTAAGACACATAAGTACGATGAGTTTCCTAATAAAAGTTCGATGTGGACACCAAATGAACGTATGGAGATTATGAAACACGTTGCTAAGCAAGCACTTAAGGAAATCATACTCTATCACAATAGCGATGACAAATTATGTTCAACAACCTATGATAACATACATAGGTAATAAGAGAAAGTTGGTTGACACGATAGAAAACGTTGTAAAGAAACTCGATCCTAAATCATGTGCCGATGCGTTCGTTGGTTCTGGTGTTGTTTCAAGAATGCTGCTAACACATTGTGATGAATTACATGTGAATGATCTTGAGAAGTATTGTGAAGTTCTGTCTAAATGTTTTCTCGTGACACCTTCTTGGGCTGACCAGGAAGAAATTGATGAACATATAAAAGCTCTTAATAATTGTTCTGATAAAGTCGGTCTAATCACCGAACTTTACTCTCCAAATGATACATGTGATCGATGTTTTTACACTCCTGAGAATGCACGAAGAATCGATGGTATGATTGATTATATCGAAAAAAATGTTCCTGAGCGTTTAAAACAATACTGTCTCGGACCGCTTCTCGTAAAGGCGAGTATTCACACGAATACATCAGGTGTGTTTAAAGGTTTTCATAAAGGTGGCTGGGGTGGTAAAGGTGGTAATGCTGTAGATAGAATCACTAAACGAATTGAGATTGAATCACCCATATGGCTTCAACCAGGTAGGAGTGTTCATGTACATAGACGAGATGCATGTGATTTTTTGAGAGAACTACCTAAAGTTGATCTGATTTATCTAGATCCACCTTATAATCAACATCCATATGGATCTAATTATTTCATGTTAAACTTAATTTGTGCTAATGAGAGACCTCATACACTTTCAGATGTATCAGGTATCCCTGGAGACTGGAACAGAAGTCAGTATAATTATAAAAACAAGATTAGAGATGCCATGGAACTTACCTTAAAACTAGCTACCGAAAAAGCTAAACATACCTTAGTGTCTTATAATAATGAAGGTTTTATCACTCCCACTGACTGGGAAGATATACTTAAACCATACAAGTATGAAAAAATTGAAATTGACTACAACGCTTACAGGGGTAGCCGTAATTTAAAGAATCGTTCTACTAAAGTTACAGAATATCTGTTCATCATTTCGTCTTCGTAATCTTCAGATTTGTCTTTTTGGTAGCCTTCTTGGCATCTTCTTCTTTCTGTTGAAGATATTTGGGATTAAACATCTTTTTATGAAGTCTCCAGAGGTCTGGACTTCCAACTCTAAACCCCTTTCTCACAGTCGCTTTGTACCAGAAGACACAATCCTGTATCCTGTTAGATTTTACGGTATTGTCTAACACGAGGCACTCATAGTTTTCTGTACAAGCATCCATCACTTTACAAAACATGTCAAATGATGGAAATATACCGAAGAATGATTTATAAAGCTTTTCCCTATTTTGTATGATATTTTCCCGGAGTATAAATACGTAATCAACATTAGCTCGTAATGCTGGTGGTAAATCCATGACATACTGCATAGTTAGCATAAAGAAGATCTTCCAGTGACGACCATTCATAAAACACTGTCGGATACATGTATCTTTGAGAAACTTTGAGTCGTACATACAATCGTCAAGAAGCATGAACGCACCACAATTTGTTTTACCCGCACCTACTAATTTTCTTTGTCTAGCCATGACTCTCTCTATAGCATCTCTGTCGTAGTCACCATAGATAAATAGATCTGGTATAAAATCTGAATAGAAATGGTTACCTTCCTCTGTTCCTGAGAGTACTATACCAGCTGGGAGGTGTTTCTTGTGATACATGATATCCTTGACTAGGGTTGACTTACCGGTATTACGCTTTCCAATAAATACACAAACCCTGTCATCCGATATCGTCTCAGGTTTGAATTTCTTCAACTGAAGGTTCATTCTACAGTAGTGTTCCGTTTTATTTAACAAAATTTTACTCACATACTATAGGAATGTCAGGTCGCTTGAGACTTGCCGCCACTGGAGTCCAAGACCAATGGCTCACAGGAGATCCACAGTTTTCGTATTTCCTGATGAACTTTAGGAGACACACAAAGTTTGCCATAGATTATGTTGAAACTCAATTTGATGGAGCCGATTTAGATTTTGGTAAGAATCTACACTATAGAATACCAAATGACAAAGGTGATGTCATCAGAAATATGACACTAAAAGTCACATTGAGTGATCCCTCACCTGGGGGTGACGAATGGTGTCCATCTGTCATTTCACACCTGGTGGAGAGTGCTGAGCTTCTCATAGGTGGACAAACTATTGAAAAGTTGACCGGAGAGTATATTTACATGCATCAGCAGCTTCACAATACGGATGATGACACTGACCAGACAGTATATTTCTTAAATAGCCATGGTCAAACGATCGCTTACACCGGTAACTACACCTATTTTATGGACCTCCCCTTTTACTTCTACCGCAACCCAAGTCTTGCCATACCAACGTGTGCACTCACAAAACAACTCGTTGAAGTTAAAATCAAGTTGAGACCTCTCACAGAACTTATTGAGGGTGGTGCGTCTGTGGGTGTTTCAGCTGATCTACTCAAGTGTTCTATAGACACAGAGTTTGCATTTCTCACAGATAGTGAACGTAGGTACCTCATGACTAGACCTATTGACTATGTCATCACACAAGTTCAATTGTCTAAGTTTGTGATGAAACCCGGTGAGAATACTAAATCTGTCATGCTCAACTTTTCTCATCCAGTGAGGGAACTTTTCTTTGTTTCACAATCGGAAGAAGCGGTGAGAGACAATCATCCAAATCGGTACAATAAGATTCTAAACGTTAAGTTGAAGTTCAACAACGAGATTGTGTTTGACAGAGATCATAAGTTTCTGGTGTACGAACAGGCACTTAAGCACTACATAAGTCCTCCTGAGTATGTAGCTGGTACAAACTACAGACAGTCTGAGTTTGGTATGTATAGTTTTGCTTTAAATCCGGAAGTGTATTATCCAACTGGACAAGTGAACATGAGTCGTATATTCCACAAAGTTCTTACAATTCAAATTGATCCTATCAACGCAGTTGACAACAATAATACCCGAGTCTACGCAATCAATTATAATATACTTCGCGTGAGTGGTGGTTTAGCAGGTTTAAAATTTTAGATTGTTATAGTAGTAATGGCTGGTCGTGTTCAGCTTTTAGCATCTGGAGCCCAAGATAGGTTCTTCACGATGAATCCAGACTATACATACTTTTTGCAAAGTTTTAGAAAACATACAAACTTTGCAAGAGAATATGTGAATATAGATTCAGAAAATCCAGTAGATTTTGGAGGTAAAGCGAGGTTTAGAATTGCTCAAAATACGGGTGACTTACTGACAACACTCAGTGTGAAGATGAAGTTGCCCACAATCTCTACAGTGATTTATGACGATCCTAGATTCATAGAATCCATAGGTCACGCTCTCATTGAATATGCTGATCTCATTATTGGTGGGAAGGTTATTCAACGATTACCAAGTGATTATCTTCAGATTTACACAGAACATAATGTCACTCAAACAAAACAGAGGGCCCTCAAGGAACTCATCGGAAAGTATCCAGAGCGAACTGTTTCAACTAGGGTTTCTGATAAAGACATTTTGGGTGTGATTGGTACAGCGGATACAGAGGATGAATTCTTTGTGGACCTACCCTTTTACTTTTACAATAATCCAGAACTGGCGGTGCCCCTCTGTGCCATCAAAAACCAAGAAGTTGAAGTTGAGATTAAACTTCGTGACCATGATCATCTCATAATTAAGGGTTCGGATGGTTCACTTCAACCTGTGACACCTGGGACAATTCACCTAAAAGATTATAGACTTTGTGCGGAAGTTGTCTTTCTTGAACCATGTGACCGAATCAAACTTGAGACTGAGAAGAAGGATTACATCATAACTCAAGTTCAACAAAATGTTTTTGATATTGCTCAAGGCGCACAAGAAGGTAACTTCAAATTAGACTTTGTAAATCCTGTCAGGGAACTCTATTTTGTGATTCAGAGACAGGGTGATACAGGGACAGCTGAAGGTGAATTCATAACTCCATTTGATTACGACAATACATTGGCTGATACAGGTGGAAAGTACATTTTGTACGAAAACTTGGACTATCTCACACTTGATCTAGATGGTCAACCAATCATCACTCAAGAGACGGGGAATGTCATCTTTCTTAAAGCTGTGCAGGCTGCTATTCATCACTCCAAGACACAGCTCATAAGGAGATTCTATTCCTATAGTTTTGCTCTAGAACCCGAGAAATGGTACCCAACCGGACAAATCAATTTCAGCCTCGTAAAGGAGCAAATCCTAAACCTAAGTCTGACACCTTGTGTAGATTATGCAAGACAATTGAGAGTATACGCACTCAGCCACAACATTCTTCGTGTTGGTGAGGGAACTGCCCGAACTCTTTTTGACGTTAAATACTAAAGATGAATATGCAAACTGGCTTCGGTGATGCGGGGGGTGGAATGTTAGAACAGTATATTGAGACGATGACCAACATTCTTCTACCCATCATAGAAAAGGCTACCCTACTTTCAGCCGAATATACCAAAGCTTGTGGAAGAGATACAATTCTTCCAGAAGATATGGAATATGCGATGAAGTACTGTGCTATGTATAAAGTTGGTGAAACTATTGGTTCAACGATGCCCGAAATTTACGAACGGGAGTTGACCGAAGAAGAGATGGAAGAGGGTGAAGAAGATGTTGAACCCGAGGATTGCCCGGAGTTTGTTAGGTATTCAGGCACTGATCCCATTTTTAACCAAGTCAATGAGGCTGTTGATCGGTGGGATACTTGGGTTCCCCAAAATCCGACAGAATACATGTTAAAAAATGCTATTAATAGTAATGAGTACATCGGAGCCGGAGGGGTGGACGATTTCTGAATACAAATCATTTCATGTGACAAATGATGACGATTCTGAATCCAGCACTGATGGAGATTCCGATGGTGAAGAACAAATATTTGCCAAGTCATCGGTTGTCAGGCGACCCAAATATAAAAAGTTAGTAGAGAAGGAAGAGTTGTTACCCGAATAATATTTTCTATACATATGTTATAAAAACTCACAATGTCTGACATGACCGCTCAAGCGCTTAAGACCGTTAACCTCGTCTCTCAGGAGCTCGAGACCCAGTCCCTCAACTCTATCGTCGCGGGTTTCTCCTTCGCGGCTGCCATGTCGTGGATGGACCTCGTCCGCTGGTTCATCCAGCAGGTGATTAAGGTGCCCAAGAACGGTGGTACTCAGTACACCCTCACCGCGGTCCTCACCACCCTCCTTTCCATCGCGGTCTACATGATCATCTCTAACATCTCCACTCGTGTCTCTAAGCCTGCCCAGCCTGTCTTCGCGATTACCCGCTAAGTTTTGGCTTGCGCTTCATGAGACTCAGAAGAACTAGACCGACGAATACGATAATACCAATGGAAATGTATTCCATTTTCCACTTATAAACATCCTCAACAATTTCTGGAATGTTTATTGGTGGCGGCAACTCCTTCTCAACAACTTCCAAGGGAACCTTTGGTAGACCTTCTAACTTGTCTGTAGAGCACGTGATTTCGAATTTCAAAATGTGATCTTGATTTCTGAAATCATATGGAACGAGGCGGCCATGACTCATGTAAAAGAACTCCAGTTTGATATACTTGATGTACTTTTGTGGTCCCTTGTAGAATTCGTGAGTGAGTGGATCGTCTGCACCATGAAAATTAATCATATCTGTGCCATTTAGAAGGATGTGTCCCGTGTAGAATGGTGTCACAGAGTACACAGTCTTCGTAAACTCATCCGAGCCAGATGTCATACGAAGAATAAGGGAGTTTGGACCTTCCAGATTGATAGCACCAGACACAATACTATCACTCACCACTGGATTTTTTGACGAGAAACCCATAACTTGATGAGGTGTTGTGAGAGCCACGTTACTCAGGTACCCGTTTGTACCATCAAAAAACTTAAATGTAAAAGTGTTGCTAGACCCACCATGTGTATTAGAGAATGTAAGAGCTTGGGTATCTGAGTCAAAGACAACCTGATCTATACATGTCAATGGTGGTTGCATGAGAGTATCAAGATCTGTAGCGAGTGCATCACCATCTGCATAATTCGTTTCATTTAAACTAACTTCAATAAGATCATCCGGTGCACCAGAATCGTAAATGCTAAATGTCTTATTCGTAGCGCATGTAGTCAATTGTGGTGTTGGAATACGCGCAGACACCAGTTTTATTTGTGTAACATCATAAATAGGTTCTTTGAGAGTCACAGTATAATTGTTAGCGTAAGCATATACATTTGTATCTCTCTCACTACTATCTATATCAAGGGTGTGAACCTTCATTAAAATATAGGCACAATATTTTAATGAATGTTTTTATCTATAACCAAAATTATTAACATAAACTGTGCGCCAATGGGTTGTTCTGGAGCTGCCTCTTCGCGACACCCAAGTCGCGCGCGTATGGGTTCTCGTTGCCCTTGTAGGCGTTGAACTGATGGAATGGCTTCTGCTGGTAGTTTTGTGTCCAACCACCGTTTGCAGCATTTACACGACCGTCAATACGGGAAGTATCGGTACGAACAGCCGTCAACGCACCACCTTGCTTGAGGGCACTCTCTCTCACGTTCATACGACCCTTGTTACCCATACGGTTAGCCTTACCACGACGATCCTCTGGACGGAAACCATACTTCATCAACTCCTCATTGTTCTTCGTAGTAATCTGAGCAGCCGCACTGGTCGAGTAGGCACCACTGAAGTTGGTAATACCTGGAGCCGCGTGGCTGTAGTGGGCAAACTGTTGGTCGTTGCGATCGCTCTTGAAACGAGTGGGGTCCTGTGGCATGGTCTGAGCCGAGACGAAACGCTTCGCTCCGTTGAAACCGAGGCCATCTGCGCGGTGGCCAGTCTCGGAACGGTTAGTGGTTCTCATAGTCTTCTGATGACTGGCTCTTGGAATTGCACCTGACATACCCTGAGCACGTCCCGCGGTAGGTGGAAGGCGGGAAGGAAGGTGAGCAGTAGTCTCAGGTTTGTTGTGGGTCAATTGACCAACGAGAGCGGAGCGACCACCAGTGACATCCGCGGCTGGACCGGAGCGTCCTGGAAGTGTAGTGAGCCTGTACTCACCCACGTTGATAGGGTTCACACGGAACATCTGTTGGTAACCACCACTCGCTGGAGTGTCAGCACCGACACCAAGACCTGGGCCAACCATTTGCTTCTCAATTGGGGAGAGGTTGTTCATACGACCAGTGTCATACATACGGTTTCTCATGTTGAGAATCTCTTGACCACCGCTCCTCTGTTGATAGCTAATGTCAGCAAAGCTTTCCATCTCCATCTTTTGTGGAATGTCAACACGTGGTTCAAAATCGCGTTCAATAAATTCGGGAACATCATTGTCATAAGTAATTTGGGGTTCTTGTGGCTGCTGTGGAGTGATCGTTTCAACCTTCTGAACTGGCTCTGGTTCGGTCTTGGTACTCAACGATCTACCAGCAAAAACTAAACCAGCAATAGCTGCGAGTGAAATGGGATCCGCCATTCTTATTTTTTAGTAACATTTTTATTAGCGTATCTTTGGTGAAAGAGGCCGTTCTGGAGTTCCGCGCGAGTACTCATTGGTTCATAGGTTAGGGTACGAAGAGGCACCTTGCACTCCATGTTGGTGAGAGGGAAGAGGTTGCGCTCGTGGGTAGGAACAATAACCTTGTTGAAACGAGTGGTGGATTGTGGGCGAAGTTGATCGCTCACATCAATGAATTGCGCTGGGGAACCCTTACCGGCCATGTAGGGTGCAGTTCCGTAGAGCATAGTGTTTGGACGACAGCAGTAGTTAAGGGTACTGGGCTGAGGGTAGACGAAAACTTCCTCAGTGGCTTTCACAGATGGGAGAGCGCCCGCATTTTGAACTATTGCAAGACCAGGTTGTAATTGGTATGCCATATTTACTATTACGTGAGAATATTTATAAAACTAAGCTGGAGCAATTCCGTGCCCCCTATGAGAAACTCGGCTATCACCGGCAGGATCAAGACCCGCAAAAGCCTCTAATTGAACACCCCTAGCATTTGGGTTGCACAACTCTGGATGAGTTCTGCAAGTGGGAGCATTCTTAGAACCATAGCACCACTCCGCGAAAGCGGTCTGATCGCCTGGAATTTTAGAGACTGGGGCAGTCACAAACTGACGAGCAGCCGCGGCACGCTGTCTCTCTGGGAGTGCCGAACGGGATCTCCCAGCGTCATATGGAATGCGATCGTCTAGGTAGGACTTAACGAATGGCTTAACGGTTGGGTAGTAACAGGCTTCAAGGCGGTTAGGTGCGTCTGTGTAATCCGTCATGAGCACGTTACCCATTGGGTTGTCTGGGGTTGGCATCTGACACCCCCGCTCATCACCACTCGCACTGAAACCATACCCCTCCTTCACCATCTTAGATTTATACATAACATAAAGAACACCCAAAATGGTACTACCAAGGACAAAGATCCTTGGATCGCGGCGGGTAAGATAAATAATACAGCACGCATAAATTATAAAACGAGAAGAGGCGTTAATTCGGTCTTCTGGAGTTTGTTCATTGTTTGGCCAGAATTGTAAAACCTTGTCAGATCTAAAGAGTTGCTGAGGATCGTCAAACCAAGCCTTCATTTAATATACCTTGAGGTTTATTTTTTACCCATACCACCAAGCATGCCACTCATCATCTGCATGAGAGCATCTTGGTCAAGCTCACCACCATCGGTCTGCATCTTGTCCGCAACACCCTTGGCGATATTCTCAATCTGAGCAAGAGTATCAGCTGGAATAGCGTTGATAGTAGTACCAAGCATGTATAGGGTCTGAAGATACTGCCAGGTTGCGGCTTGTGTGTTAGCGGACATACGAGACCAATAACTCTTGATGTTGAGATCCTTTAGGAAGTCAATCTTCTCAATCTCTTCAAGTAGGAAGGACTCATCCTTTGCGGAAATCTTATCCGCGTAGGGAGTCACACCCTTCATGAAACCATCAACAATAAGACGGGGGTTGGACTGCTTAATCACCTCAAAAGAAGTAGTCATCTTCTTGATACCTTTTTCATCTGGAAAAGTCTTGTGCAATTCCACAAGAAATTGGGAGAGCATGTCATTAAACGCAGTGACGGATGCCATTTTCTTATAATATACGCGTAATCTTTAAGTTTAAAAAGGTTCACTAGAAATCGCTTCTTTTTGACCTAGGCCATTAGACACGATGAAGAACACAAGAATAGCATTAAGTGCAGCTGGCTTGGTGTACTTGTTAAGTTCCAACTTACCCTCGTTGTTAAGTTGAGCCTTGACGTGAATGTAACCAGCGGTGATAGCCGCAGCTATGAGAGCAGCGCTCATTGGATCTCTGAGATAGTCGGATAACTCCATTTAATTATACGCAGTTTTTTTTACACGATGATCTGGTGCGTCACCAAAGAGAACACCATCATCTTCTTCCTCCGCGGCCTGAGGTGGGGGAGCCCCAAAGGTGGGTTCAGATTCAGCCACGGGCTCTGGCTCCATCTCTGGCTCTGGAGCCTGAACACCTGGAACAGTCTTGAACTCGTTCTCTAGACCAGTGGGTTGAACCTGTTCCTCCGCACCCATCATGGGTTCATTTTCGGGAAGAGGCTCGGACTCTGGAAGAGGCTCTGGCTCTTGGGTCTCGCCGTCACCGGGACCATCAAACACATCTGGATCCTCGGTGTCTTGAATCTCGCCATCAAGGTCAATGTCACGAGTCTCTTGAGACATATAGGTCTGAAGAATCTGCTGAACTGGGATGAGCTCCTTCACGGTGGACTCAATACAGAGAGAAATACGCTGAGTAAGCTGCTCA